CGACCGAGGTGCTGCATCAGCTACCGGCGACTATGGTGCTGCATCAGCTACCGGCTACCAAGGCGCTGCATCAGCTACCGGCGACCGAGGCGCTGCATCAGCTACCGGCTACCAAGGCGCTGCATCAGCTACCGGCTACCGAGGCGCTGCATCAGCTACCGGCTACCAAGGCGCTGCATCAGCTACCGGCGACCGAGGTGCTGCATCAGCTACCGGCGACTATGGTGCTGCATCAGCTACCGGCGACCGAGGTGCTGCATCAGCTACCGGCTACCAAGGCGCTGCATCAGCTACCGGCTACCGAGGCGCTGCATCAGCTACCGGCGACTATGGTGCTGCATCAGCTACCGGCAAAGAAAGCATAGCCCTTGCTGCCGGAAAGGATTGCAAGGCAAAGGGAGCATTAGGATGCTGGATTGTGCTTACTGAACGTGGAGAATGGGACGGGAGCACTTATCCTATCATTTCAGTCAAAGCGTTCAAAGTAGACGGTAAGTCAATCAAAGAAGATACATTCTATACTTTAATAAATGGAGAAGCAGTGGAAATGAAATAGCAATTTCATTCCAGCCGCATCAAAGGTAGTGCTATTACCGTACTAAAAGCCGTGAGAGAAGCGAAGTGCGCACCGCTTCCCTTTAACCTTGTACGGGCGGTTTAAAAACACAATACAATGGAAAATGAACTTGAAGAACTGTACAAGGAGCTGAACGAAGTCAAAGCTTGTGATTTGGAATATCTTCCCAAATACGGCTATTCTTCAAAAGAAGAAATCATTCAGCTTATAGAGGAAGATATTGAGGAGTTGCGCGCAGAACTCGAATGTAATCAATATGATTATACACCTGACGAACTCGAAGACGAAAGGATGTTTCTTTGCGTTAGTCAAGGGCTATCAAGATATTGTTAAACTAAAAAAACATTTATAATGAGTACAATAACGACAATCCCGCAGCTTAAATCAATGCTTGCGAATGACAATGTGAAAGCACGTTTCAAAGAAATTCTCGGAAAGAAAGCGCCGGGATTTATCAGTTCGATAGTAGCGGTTGCCAATAGCAATACATTGCTTCAAAAGGCAGAACCACAGTCTATCATGAATGCCGCTGTGGTAGCAGCTACTTTAGATTTACCTATCAATCCCAATCTCGGATTTGCTTACGTTGTCCCTTACGGTAATCAAGCGCAATTTCAAATGGGCTGGAGAGGTTTTGTTCAACTTGCTATGCGTAGCGGTCAATATAAGACAATAAACGTAAATGAGATATATGAGGGGGAGATAAAGAAGTCGAACCGATTTACCGGAGAATATGAATTTGGAGAACGCTCTTCTGATAAGATAGTAGGCTATATGGCTTATTTCAGTCTCATCAACGGTTTTGAGAAGTTTCTCTATATGAGCAAGGAAGATTGCGAAAAACACGGAAGGAAGTTTTCACAAACGTATAAACGCGGCACAGGCATATGGTCTACCGACTTTGACTCTATGGCAAAGAAGACAGTTTTAAAAATGCTACTTTCTAAGTTTGGTATCTTAAGTATTGAAATGCAACGCGCCCAAACATTCGACCAGGCTATTATAAAAGATAACCTGACAGAAACCGACATAGACGAAGCCGAAGTGTCGTACAATGATAATCCCGACAATGAGGAAGCCAGACGCAATGCAATGAAAGAGGCTTTGCAGGAAGCAGAAGTTGTCGATGAAAATACAGGCGAATTATTTAATACTGAGACAAAATGATTGAACAGGGTAGTTTTGGATGGCTTCGCCAACGCCTGGGGAACTTTACGGGAAGTCGCATCGGGGACTTAATGACAAGCGGAAAGAAAGGGGAGCTGTTTGGGAAGACAGCCCTTTCATACATATATGAAGTCGCAGCAGAAAGAAACCTACTCCCTAAGTATATTGAAGATGATTATCTGTTTGAGATATACCAAAACCAGGTAAGCATCAACAACAAGTTTATAGAGTTCGGACACGAAAATGAAGATTTTGCCGCCGAACGTTACCAGCTTGTCACAAGATGCGAACTTGAAGAGTGCGAAAGTATACAGCACCCTACAATACCTTACTTCTCCGCTTCTCCCGACCGCATAGCGATTAAAGACGGCTTAAGAAAGGTGGTGGAAATAAAATGTCCAACTCCTAAAAAGTTCATGGAGTATATGAATGAGGTTAAGGATAACGATACGCTTAAATCAGTAAATCCTCTATACTTCTACCAAGTACAAGCGGAGATGTCCTGTACAGGATTGAGCAAAGCTGATTTTGTAGTTTTCTGCCCTTTCTTGAAACACAACATTCACATTGTAGAGATAACAAGGGACGATGCCGTAATCGCTGAATTTGAGAGACGGATAACCGAAGCAAACAAAATCATTAATCAAATACTGAATAGAAAATGAATTTAACCGGAAGCGTAAATTTGCTAAAGCTCGAAAAAGCGGGCATAGCAACAATCAAGAATAAGAAATGCGTTGTCATTCCGATAGAAGAAAACGACCTTTATGTAAGTATGGACGAGAACCTGAAAGCAAAAGCTGTCTATCTTAACGTTAATATTAATGAGCGTAGAGAGCCGAGCCAATACGGCAATACCCATTACTGCAAACAATACTTATCAAAGCAGTATAAGGATGCGAACAAGGCAGAAGCAGAAGCCAAGTCAAAGGTTTACCTGGGGGATTTCAAGCCTTATGAATTTGAGGGTTCCGGGAATGCCGCAGCTACGGTGGAAGCGCCAACCTTACAGACCGACGGGGAAGACGACCTCCCGTTCTGATGTGTAACCTATAAACATATAATATCATGCTATACGAATTTAAGCTAAAAGTAAACAAGGTTAACGAGAAAGGTGATGAAAAAGAAGTCACCGAACATTACATAACTGATGATGAACTTTTCGGTCATGTGGAATTGAAAGGCAATGAACTGTACAATGGCGATTGTGATGTTTTCGCAATCAGCCGAAGCAAGATACGTGAGATTGTCAACGAAAAGCAGGAAGATGAGTTCTTTTATAAGGTTACTCTTGTTGAGATTTTCGTAGACGACAACGGAAAAGAAAAGGAGAATAAATACTATGTTCTCCTTTCGGCAAAAGACATGGACGATGCCAACAAAAAGGCAGCGGAATACATGAAACAGGGGCTTCAAGATATGAAACTGGACGCTATTGCAAAGACAAAGATTTTAGACTTGATATAATTAACCGAAAGCCCTCTGCTCACGCAGAAGTCCCGTGAAAGGTTCGGGTTAAGTGATTTAATTTCAGCTAACAGTTAACTATCCCGGTGTGGCTTGACCGCCTATCCGGGAACTATTTGTTAACCTGCCTGTCCGGTCTGCGAAGATGGGGCGGGTGAACATGGGGCGTTTGGCTGGTGTGACTAATGTAATGCGCAGCATTGTAGAGGAGGGCAGTTCGATTCTGTCACGCCCCTCATAAATGTGAGCCACACATAAATGGCAAGGGTTAGTAAATAATGGTTGTGCCCCGGAGAATACGCTTCGGGACTTTAATAAAAAACAGCATGGAAACAAAAGAAATTACCAAGACTATTTACATTGCAAATGACGGGAAAGAGTTCTTAACGAAAGAAGATTGCGAAAAGCATGAAAGGTTTGTTGAAGAAATACTTTCACGTATTAAGTATTTCTGTATCAGATGTAATCCTGACTTAACAGAAACAGGAAATTTCTCTCATAAAATATATGTGGCTGTGTTTTCTAAACATTACCTATATAAAGATATTGCATTTCAATGGGCTTTAAAGAAGTTTGGTACTTACTTAGGAGAAAGCGTAATGGGATATGGCTTCCAACCCCATTTTAATGTAAGTGAAGTTTCTAAAGAAGAATATGAAGAATGCCCTGCTACTGTTTGGGGAGGCGCTCCATTGAAGAGTGAGAAAATATTCCTTAGTCCCAAATCGGTAGAAGGATTTCCTGAAAACATTGACTACATGGAAGAATGGGGATTCAAATAAAAACTTGAATGAAACTTACAGTAACCAAATCCGAAGGTGCAATCATTCAGAAGCTTATCGCAGACCGAAAGTCAGACATTCATAATATTGGAGGTGACAGCAAGCAGGCAGAGCGTCTAAGTAAGTTGAACAAGAAGATTGCAAGGCAGATAAAGAAACAATACAAGACATGAGTCCTTACGTAATAACTTCTGCGATTCTTATTACCTATGACGGAAAGAAGATACCGTTGGAAAACATAGAAAGTGAAATAATGACCCGACCTATCCAGTTGACTAAGGAGAGGATACTCGATGCTTTCTCCATGATGAAAGATAAGCCGGTGGATGTGGAACTTAAAATCAAACATATATGAGCAATTATGTTACAGTTACAGCAGAGGTGGAATTTGACATGGAAGATTATATAGATGATATTCTTGAAAAATTGTCAGACGAAGAGTTAATTAAAGAGCTTGAGGACAGAGAGTTTGTTGTTTACGAAACAGCACCCTTACTTCAAATTGAATTTAACAATCCGACCGATTTAAAAAGGCATTTATGCGACATAGCTAATGCCGGCTATTGTATATCCAATGAAGAACTTATCAATGAAATAAAATTAAAACTACCATAACATGATATATAATAAACAGATAATAAGGGGCAAGATACCGAGTAAATCTAATTGTTATAAAGTTATAACAATCCGCGGTCATGGCAGTCTTGCCAAACAGCCGGCATTGAATGAATATGAAAAGTCGTTCTATCTACAATGTAACCAGTACAGAGGCAAGATGATAGCAGGGTTGTTTGAACTTTATTTGAATGTATTCTATGAAAACCAACGCCCAGACCTCGACAATTGTTTCAAGACAGTACTTGATTGTCTACAAGGATGCAAAGCTATCAAGAATGACCGTAATTGCGTGAAGATAGTAGCAGAGAAGTTTATAGACAAAGTAAATCCAAGAATAGAATTTATAATCAAGGAAGTTGAATTATAAAAAATAGACAATTTGAAAGATGCATGAAAATAAAGATGAATAAACATGGCACGAAACAGAATGATTAAGCCAAAGTTCTGGGATGATACCAAAATAGGACGTCTTACAAGGGATGCAAGGCTTCTCTATATAGGTCTTTGGAATTTCTCTGATGATTCAGGGACTGTAATAGGTGATTCTATCTGGTTAAAGTCTAAAATATTTCCGTATGACCAAATCCAAATACAACAGTTTGAAAAATGGATGAACGAGCTTGTGATAAACGGATTTATATGTCTGCTTTCCTATAAAGGGGAAAGATTCATATATCTGCCAAATTTCACTCGGCATCAAGTAATCAACAAACCTAATTACGAGGATTTGAATATACCTAAATACTTGATAGACAAAATAAAAGATAATATTCACTTATTAATCACGGAACAATCACGTAATACTACCGTATCATTCACTGAACAATACGTGACTAAAATAGAAGTAGAAAGAGAAGAAGAATATCCCCCCTATAATTCCCCCCAAGGGGAAGTCTCGCCATCAGGGAACAATGAGAGTGATAAGATAAATTACAATGGTCTTATGGATACGTTCAACAAGATGTTTGAAGGACGGTTACCCAAAGTTACGGCAATGACAGAAAAACGTAAGAAAGCCGTAAAAGTAAGAGTCGCAGAATATGGGAAAGAGGCTATTATGGCTGTTTTCAACAATGTTTCTCAATCAGCATTTCTTTTGGGGCGTAATAACCAAAACTGGCATTGTGATTTCGACTGGATATTCAGACCGACAAATTTCATTAAGATTTTAGAAGGCAATTACAATGGAGAAAGACTTAGTAAAAATCAACAGGATAGCGAGCAGCGAAAACGTGATTCGGTTCTTGCAGTCGCTACAACAGTCAGAGAAGCTGCCGCAAAAAAAAGAAAGGAACTTGAAGCAGAGGGCGTTATTGAATAAATATCCTGACCCTGCACAATTCATACTTGATTACAATCCAGATTTGCAGTTCAAAATTGTTAGGTGTAAGGCGACTCACTCCGATTTAGCCATGAATTTTTCCATACCTACATTAGGGCTATTGGCTTCGACTTATGGAGATGAAACTCCTTTAGAATGGTTGAAAATTCAATTCGGTACACTCAATGACTTCGCAGAGGTATCTACCAAGATTGCTAAGGAGCAGCTTAATGAGTTAGCAGAGATATTTATTTCTGAGTATTATTACATCAATGCAGCTGAGATATGCTTTTTCATTGCACGGTTTAAGTCTGGGAAATACGGACGATTCTATGGAGCTATAGACCCGATGAAGATTACAAGCGCTATGCTTGACTATATCAAGGAACGCCGCATTGACATTGAGCGTTACGAACGTGAGCAATACCGACTACAGCGCCAAAAGGAGATAGAAGAGCGCGGTAGCAACGGAATTTCCTATGTCGAGTATCTTGAACGTGAACGTAAGCTTGTGGAAAGTGGAGATGCAGAAGCCATGAAACGAGCGGCAAATCGTGTATGTAGTATCAGTTTACGTAAGTAGTGGCGAAAGCATAAATTTGACAATAATATGAGACTTACAATATGTTGGACGACAAGAGGCAGGCAAAGACGCTTTTACTATGATATATGCAAAAAGTTTGGCATATCGGATTACATGAGTGTTAATCATGAGACGCCATGCGATATAAGGGATGAAGATATGGAACTGTTAAAGGAATGCGAAAAACGAGGGTTTATCCAAATAAGAAACAAACGGTAAATAATCATGGACATAGAGATTGAAAAGAAAATCGAACAATTGGAGTATCAGCGCATGATTGATGAACTTGCAAAAGAGAGCAAAAACAAGAATATGAACAAGGCAGAACATGCAAGGCAATGACCACCGACACGGCAAATCAGATAATCAGCAAATATGAGAGTCTTGTAGTTCTGTGCACCTACAACATATTGCTCACGAACGACATCTGTTGTGGGCAGGTTATCGAGTGTCTGCATGCAATGAAGAGAACGCCTTATTACAAACAGGCATTCAAGCGGTATTTGAATGATGCCGATAAGGCAAGAAAGGAATACGAGCGTACTGTAAACAGCGTTATCGGTTCAGACCGGAGCGAGTTTTTCGCCGACTGCAACGACAAGTATACGGAAGAAGTGAACAAGCACGTGGATATGTTGTATTGGCAATTCAAGCAGGTTCTTGACGATAACGGCGTACCCCATTCCGCAGAGATTGCAAGGTTCGAACTTGCAAGGACATTATGTGATTACGCCTGCATCCAGTTTGACGAAAGGATTAAAGAGCTTCGGAAGAAAGATTCACGGTTTAACGGGTTTACGTTGGAATACCTGAAGCTTTCCAATGTGACAAGGATGATGAACCTTGCTTCCGACTGTTTGAAAATCGGGAAAACGGTCAATATGAACACAGAGCGGTGTACAGCAGCATTTGATGTGCTGGTAAGAAAGCTGTCGGATGCGGATAATATTGCCAACGCGATAAAAGTTTAGTGAGATGAAGCCTATTTATAACCTTATAACCCTCCTCATGGACTGGCTTTCGGTAGAGGTCGGAGCGAATGAAGAGTGGTTCTGAACAAAGACATCATGGTGCAAAATGTGTGTTTCGGAAGACAATCGGGAACGGAATAAAAGAAAAGATATATGAATATAGGAATATTAGCAGTTGACAGCAATTACCCTAATCTTGCGTTGATGAAGATAAGTGCATATCACAAGAAGAAGGGCGACATCGTGGATTGGTACAATCCATTTAACCATTACGATAAACTCTATATGGCTAAGGTTTTCAGCTTCACCGAGGATTACAGACAATGGGTAACCAATGCCGACATTATAGAGAAAGGCGGTACCGGATATGACATCAGCAAGACATTGCCTACAGAGGTTGACCGGATGCAGCCCGACTATTCTCTTTATCCGCAGATAGATTCCAAAACTGCATACGGATTCCTTACTCGCGGATGCCCTAATCACTGTAAGTGGTGTGTGGTTTCCAAGAAAGAAGGTAATATTATGCCATACATGGATATTGAAGAGATAGCGGTTAACGGAAGAAAGAATATCATCCTTATGGATAATAATGTACTCGCATCTGACTATGGTTTACAGCAGATAGAAAAGATTGTCAAGCTGAAACTGCATGTAGATTTCAATCAAGGGCTGGATGCCCGATTGGTTACTGATGATATTGCAAAGCTGCTTGCTAAGGTCAAATGGATAAAGCGTATTCGGTTTGGGTGTGATACACCAGGACAGATTGCCGAGTGTGAGCGTGCTACAGCATTAATTGATAAGTACGGCTATAAAGGTGAATACTTCTTTTACTGCATCCTACTTCATGACTTTAAAGAATCATTCGAGCGCATCAATCATTGGCGAAATAGAGGGAGTAGATTCTTGCCTCATGCACAACCGTATAGAGACTTAAACAATCCGCATCAAATCATCCCGCAATGGCAAAAAGACTTAGCCGGGTGGGCTGACAAGAAATGGGTGTTTAGGAGCTGTGAATTTAAAGACTTTATGCCACGGAAAGGATTTAAATGTGCCAAGTATTTTAATTAATTGAATATCCCATGAAAACAGTTAAACTTTCCAATTTAAAAGTAGGTGACCTTTTCATCCATAAAGGAACGGTGTACGAGATTATTGCAAAGAGTAAGTGGACTTCCATATGTAGGTATCTAAATGATAAATATCGCTTCGGTGGTTGGTGTCAATACTTGTATTGTGATTTTAGTAACTACACAAAAGTGGAAATTTAATATTAGCAGATTGATTATGAAACAGACAGTAGAAGAAGCGGCAAGGGAAGCAATTCATAAGCATTATAATTGTAATGGAACCTATCCATGTTCAGAACGTGAATATTGCGAACATTGTAACGGTCATAATACAGCATTCGATTGTTGCGAATGTGGTGCAGATGAATTTAAAGAAGGATTTATTGCCGGTGCGAACTGGCGTATCAATAGCGTATGGCATAGTAACAATCGAACGTATAAAGCGCAAAAAACAGCTTTGGTTATATTCAAAAACGGCAAATCCAAGGTATATGATAACCTCACTGATTTGACAATCGAAAGTCTTTGGGGTGAGGTAGATAGATTTGCTTACATCGAAGATTTACTACCTAATATGGAGGATTAAATCATGAAACCAATTTTGCTTCAAGCAAGTTGGAAAAGATTGTGAACTACATAAATCAGAACATTCAATAAGGATAAGTTATGAAACAGACAGTAGAAGAAGCAGCCCGCACTCATTGGAGTGAAAGTACATATAATAAAGATGCAGAGCTTGCCTATGATGAAAGAGACAGTATAGCTATCAAGGCATTGGCAAAATCGGTTGCATTACGGGCTTTTAAGAAAGGTGCCGAATGGCAGGCAAAGCAATCTCCGTGGATAAGCGTTGAGGACAAGGCTGGTTGTGACACATCTGGCGATTGTATTGTAATGGTTATGAATGGTGATATATTCAAAGCGTATTTTTCATCTGAAAACAAATGGATGAAAAGTAATGGCGGCTATTATGATGAAGTGATAGATGATGTTGTTGCATGGTTTCCCATCCCCTCTTTCGATGAGACACTCGAAGTCAACAAGGATGTACTGGAACGGATTAAAGAGAAAGAAGACTGAATTATGGATAAACAAACCAACAATATTTGCTGTGAAAAATGCAAGCATTATCTCCATGTGGTAGATAGAGAGAACCGTTCTCGCGGATATGTATGTGCTTTATGGCTGGACGGGATAGCTGGTAGTTTGGACTGGTTCTATCCGGATGTGAAATGTTTCGAGAAAAATACAAGAGATGGAAAAGTACAGAATTAAGACACATGGAGTATATGGCCATATTTTTGACGTTCAAGTGAAAAAATGGTATGGCTGGGTACTTGTTAAGAGGTTTAAGGCGGATGTGAGTTCTAACGACACGATGATAGACAATATTTATTACTGTGAAATACTATCCAAGGAACTTTTGGAAAAATTGGAGGAGGAATTATGAAATCAAAACAAGTATTATCAGTCGAACAGATGGAACATTTGCAGGAGCTTGGGTTGGATACAAGCGATGGAAGCATGTGTTTCGAGTGGAATGAATCAGATGCAGACAACATGGTTGTAACCTCTCCGGATGCCGATACGAATTACGACTATTATCATGAAACTTACACTTTGCAGGACATTCTCGATAAGCTGCCGCGATACATAAATGTCTTCTGTATAACGTATAAGCTGTGCGTTAAGCCTCTTTTTGCTTGTCCTTGGGCTATAAGTTATCAAAAAAGCATGTCTGAACCATTCATCGTTAAAGTTTCCGGAAATCTATTGGATGCAGCCTACGAGATGCTGTGCTGGTGTATTAAAAACGGATATGTTGAAAAGGAGGGTAAATAATGAAAGCGAGAATAAAAGAGACTGGAGAGATTGTAGAGGTTGAAGGCTTATTCGACGTTGGGACTGCCTTAGTGAAAGGTAGGTATTTCAAAGTGTCAGAACTCGACTTCTTTGATAATTTTGAAACTATTGATTGGGAGCAAAGGCGTTATGAATTGGCAAAATCCGCTATGCAAGGGTATTGTATTGCTTTAGGAATAAACGATGACAGTGAAACTTATGATGATATTGCAATAGGTTCCTTGAGAGCAGCCGATGCACTAATAAAGAAATTGAAAGGGAAATAACCATGGAAATAAAGAACGGAATAATAATAGACGGAGTGCTGCATGAAGCGGTGCAAGATTATGTTCATTGCGCCTTATGTTCTCTATACGAGAAATGCGCAGAGGTGGACTACGCAGCATGTATGACCGATTTGTTTAGCTATGGCGGTTTTATCAATCGTGGCAAAGTAACAGATATTAAGATAGATAAGGAGGAATGACTATGGGATTTACAACACCGTGCTTTATAAGAAAAAGTACACCGGAGCTTCGGAAGAAGTTGGAGGAGTTGGGATATAGATTATTTGGGGCGGAACTTAACGAAGATTTATGTATTTTCACTGAACCCGAATACAGTCTATATAGTGTTGAGTTTTTCAGTAACATTCCACATCCTGACGAAACCGATAGTGTTGATTGCGGAACCAACGAAGAGCTTTTATTGGCTATTGCTGCATTAAGGGATGATACAGATAAGTTTCAATGGTTTACCGATGGAAATAAATGGATTTTGTGTCCTGAAATCAAGTTCTCTACCTATTGGGCTTACAATGATGTTGACATTAACACAGATACCATTCACAAGGCTACCGTAAACGAACTGATTGAACACTTTAAAGTATGAAGAAAATAATTATCCTTTTGGCAACAGTTGCACTATTCGGGTGCAATAACTCTGGAGAATACCCTATAGAACACCGTACAATTGAGGGAAGCGTGACTTATCTCAATGATAGTATAGTGATTATCTGTACCCATAAAAAGGGGCTTGACAACTACGAAACGAAGATTATTAATTTGAAAAGACAATAGCTATGACCGAAGAACTCGTAACATTAGAGACAGCGAAGCTGCTGAAAGATAAGGGCTTCAATTGGAAGTGTGAACACATAATAGACCGCAATAAGGTTATTACAAAATATGACCTTCCGCAAAGTATGTCGTGTTGTACGGAAATAGATGACGAACCTATTGAATTTTTGTGTCCAGTGTTGTATGTTGCTCAAAAGTGGCTGCGTGAAACCAAGAAGCTACACGTTGAAGTATCCTATATGTATGGAGACTATTGGATATATGATATACTAACAATACCGAACCATGATTTAGTGGGATTATCCGACAGGCCTTTGGTGCATTATAAAAGCTACGAGGAAGCACTTGAAGCCGGAATACAAGAAACTTTAAAACTTATATGAGAATGGACCCTGTTGTAAATGATGCTTATAGACTTAGAAAACTTTTAGAAAAAGCAACGGGACTAAAAGTATATAAGTCGGAGCTAATAGCCAACTATTTTAATGGCTATCTAAGTATAGTACAAGAGTATAAGAATGAAACCAATCCGCACATTACAGTAGCACAAGGTAGCTGGTCGATAGAAAACGGTGGGGAGTATAAAATTTCACTCTATACACCTACAATCGTTATTAAAGGCAAGAGGATACTTAATACTCGTTTTGTAAAAGATGTAGCCTATAAGATAGTGGAAGCATTAAATGATGAATTTGGGGAAGATAATTGGAATACGTGCAATGAGGAGCAAAAGTGTTGGCTTCCCATGTCTCGAAACTCTTTCTATTTACAAATCCCAAATTTTGAGAAATATTAAAACTTATATGATTATGAACAAAGGAATTTACACAAAAGAAAATGTAGGTAATGGTGTATTCATCTTTACCGCCAACAAGAGTTTTGTAGAACCTAAATTTTGGGGACTGCATGAAGAAAACGAACAGGCACAATGTGCAGTTATTATCCATGATGGCAATGCTTTATTCTTCTATCCGGAAGATATGGATAATAATACCCATATTCTTCTTGATTGGGAGAAAGAGCAAACAGGGAAGATATATCCAACTACAGAAGAAGGCATGAAGGATACTGATGGAATAGGTAATACCAAAGCATTAGCTGCATCCGGAAGCGAAATTGCTGAGAAAGTCATAGCATTGGACTTATGTGGATTAAGTTGGCACATTCCGACACTACAAGAGAGTGTCTTAGGGTATGAACATAAGGTTATGCTGAATACAGCCTTAGCTATCTGCGGAAAACAACCAGTGAAAGATGACTGGTATTGGTGCTCTACGAGAAAAGGAAACAAACGCAATTTTGTTCTCGATTGGTTCAATGGTAGTTGGTTCAACGGCAGTCAGGACTTTGACAGTTGGGTTCGCCCCGTGTCCGCTATCTCTCTTAATTCACTTTAACCTTATAAAAGAAAGATACAATGAAGAAGATAATGTTCAACAATAAATACGGCTTAACGCAGGCTGTATTGGATGGTCGGAAGACGCAGACAAGAAGAATCATTAAGTGTCCGAAAGCATATCAAGAAAATCCTGCTGGATGTTTTAGGATTACTGAATCAGATGATGTTAGCCCCCTTTTTGAGATTCTTGTATATGATAAGGACTGTAATGACTTTGTTCCAATGTTTATTCAGCCGAAGTACAAGGTTGGTGGAGTTTTTGCCATTGCACAATGTTATGAAAGTTTAGGGATGAATCCCGAAATTGCACTTAATGATAGGGACGGAATAGGATTTTATACTAAAACTAAATTCGCACCCGGTTGGAAAAATAAAATGTTTGTCCGTGCTGACCTCATGCCCCATCATATCCGCATTACCGACATCAAGATAGAACGGTTGCAAGACATTTCCGATGAAGATTGCCTGAAAGAAGGAATTTACAAAGGACAATGCCGAAGTGTAGATACACATTTTATGGATGCTTATTATTATAAAGGGGACATTCAGCCTTATTGCACTCCTCGTGACGCATTCGCAGAACTGATAGATAAAGTCTCCGGCAAAGGTACATGGGCATCCGATCCTTATGTTTTCGTATATGAATTTGAACTGATTGATTAAAAACGAGAAAAGATATTGATTATGAAACGTGAAATAAAATTCAGAGGAAAAAGCACTGATACGGGGAAATGGATATATGGATTTCTCTCTTTTTTCTATACTGCCGGAAGGGACGAAAACGGACTTATCCTCACAGACAAGGCAAAGATATATTCTCCGGAAGACTGCCGGTGCGATGACGTATGGGCTGAAACTGTTGGTCAGTTCACGGGAGTTAAATACAATGATAGAGAAATATATGAGCATGATTTGGTTGAATGCGCTGGTGTACTATGTGAAGTAGTGTATAGTGATAAAATCGGTTCTTTTGTGCTATTAGAAGTTCTGTCTCAAAATCTTGGAAATAAGCCAATAGGACAAATGATAGATATGTTCGGGATTAGATATGTAGGTAATATTTACGACAGCCCGGAGTTATTGAAATAAAACAACCATGAGTAAATACATGAATTGGGAACTCTACGATAAACCACCTGAGGGTTTCTCCATTGACAAGCATACTGGTTCTCCTTTGACCGGATACGACTTTTACACAAACGGGAAAAGCGTCTTAAACGGAGGAGTAAGAATTCTTGTAAAATCTCTGAATGTTCATGTTAACAACATAGCAGACAACCACTACCCCGTGAAAAGAAACACTCCCAATAACAAAGAACCCAAACAAGACCCGATGATTAACCGTAATGTGCGCCAACGGGTAAATGTCTTTGCACGCGAGAGGTTTAAAGTAAAGCTACTACAAGAAATAGAATTTGATTTAATGGTGTGTCAACTCGAAGGCTGGAGTATGGGAAGCTACGTCAATGAGCTTAAGCAATTGATTGATGATGTTTATCGGAGAATGGTTAAGACAAAGAAAAGGAATAGCAAGACTATCAGTAACCCAAAACTTGAATTTAAAGATGAATGAATTATATATACCTCCACAGCGATTAAACCGCAACCCTATTAACGGGCGGTTTTTAAAAGGAAGTATCCCTCATAACAAGGGGAAGAAATGGGATGATTACATCCCTTCGCATAAAAGGGAAAGTATGATTAAAGGATTAGCTTTAGGGAGAACGGGAAACCCTAATATAGCGGGCTGCAATGCAAAGAAAGTAGTAGCCATAAAGAGCGGACGGTTACAAGGTGTTTTCCAGTCCTCTAACGATGCGAAACGAAAGACTGGCATTTGCGCCCGTAATATCAGGAATTGCTGTTCCGGAAAGCGTAAACACGCTGGCGGCTATCAATGGTTTTGGGAAAGCGATAATAGTTGGTGTGAATTAATTATAAATGAATAATATAACCATGAGTAAATTAGAGCACATCGCCACAATTGATTACTGCTACTGGCGATTGGAAAAGTTGAATGAGGCTCTTTCCAAGCCTAAATCGACTATGGAGCAGTTGGTTGATAAAGCCTGCGGTTATAATGAAGTAGAAGAAGTGAAAAAGGAAGCTATAGCCCTTTTGGAACAGATTGTTGAAAGTAAAAAGGCTATCGGTGTGAATTATTCGGGAGATAGCAAGTTCCTTGATAAATTAAAGAACAAAGAAACACATGAGTAAACTATACAAAGTAACCCTCTTCGGTAAATCATTCATTATAGGATGGTTCAGTTATGCAGATAAATGGTATCATAAATTTAGTATAATATATTGAACATGAAAAACAAAATCATAGCGAGCGTTATAGCAGCACTGTTCCTGCCTATGCTTATTTTCATACATTGGGCTATTGTTTATTTCTTGTCGGTTAGAATTGTATTAGCAATCGCAATGACGGTCAGCATAATTGTTGTGACATACAAGCTTTCCAAACTTTTACTTGACGAACATTCTAAAAAATGTAAAAGACCATGAGAAAAGCAGACAGAATAATCAGAGACAGACATTCCCGCATCCCGGACAAATACAAGAAGATTGACACTACGGTCAACGGGAATGCAGAAAGCCTTGCCGAACAACACAAGGAAGTGGAAAGAAGGCTATTCCCTCTACGCCTTAACAAGACCACTGTTATTTACGTCACAAAAGACAAACAAAATGAAGTATATGCAGCGAAAGCACGTAAACGGATGGGGATAGCAGAACCGAAGAAACCTTTCGTTGACCCGCCTTCGGAAGAAAACATTACCAAGTTGTACAAGGAAGAAAAGATACCGCCCCGCAGAATGGCAGAGATGCTGAATGTAAGTGTAAGGACGATATATCTAAGGTTGGCTAAGTATGGACTTACAAAAGTTAAATGCAGATAATATGAAAGAGAATAATATTTTAAACAAAGAGATTTATACAGAGGCTATGATAGCAGCCTCTAAGGTTGATTTCCTTGAAAGCAAGGAAGAGGTTAAGATGTATGCCACTTCGCTGTATAACGCGATGATATGGGGCAGAAAAGTAAAATATTAAGTTTTTTATTTGGCGTTATAGAAATTAGAGGTATATTTGCAGCGTTACACATATTAAGAGGCAGGCGGTTGTCTGCTTTATGCAGGCATTTTTTATGCTTGTAAGCTAACGCTGTATATTATAGCGGTCTGCAAACCCGTGTGGAGAGTTAATAGCCTCCCAACTGCCTCTTAGGTATGTGTAACGGCGGGTTAATTGCAGACCGTCTTCTTTCTGCAATGCCATAAAACGTTACAAAAATGGCAAATGAATTAGTTTTTAAAGGTCAAAATGACCAAGTGTTAACCAATAGTATTTTGGTTGCTGAAAAGTTTGGCAAAGAGCCAAACGATGTAGTAAGAGCAATAGATAATTTATTGCAAAACGCTGATAATGAATGTGACGCAAAAGTTCGGGACATGTTCGTGGAATATACAGAAGATGTTCCACAGCCCAATGGAGGGGTGAAATCCGCAAGACGATTTATAATGAACCGAGACGGGTTCACTCTTTTGGCGATGGGATTCACTGGTAAGAAAGCCCTAAAATTTAAATTGGAATACATCGCAGCATTCAACTCTATGGAAAACGCATTGAAACGGCATCTTTCTTCCGCACAGATGTTTGCAATGCAAGCGAACATAAACCTCGAATACGAGAAACGGATAGAGAATATAGAGAATGAGATTGCGGAAATAAAGAAAGAACGGGAAGAAAACGGGAAATTCTTATTGTCAGTGGCTATGTCTTCGGAGGAATTGCCGCAGCTGTCTATGCGTGACAACATCCGGCAGCTGGTAAACAAATACGCATCCGCCATGAATATAAGGCAGCAAGACGTATGGCACAAGATTTATGACCAGCTGTATTACCTATATCATATCTCCATACGGAACTACAAGAAAGCAAGACGAGACGAATCCAAACTTGAAATAGCGGAGAGAAATCATTTCCTTGATAAGATATACAACATCATATCCAATATGGTGAGAGAATCTAAAGCAGCCTAACCCTATCGCCAAGCCCTGCCCGTACCTATTCCGGGCGGGCTTTTACTAAAAGACTAAACAAATATTCATCATGGAAAGAAATACAACACCCGTTAAGAAACAATACGACCTTAGCGCAATAGACGAATTATTCAAAGACTGCATATCTCCCGAAGAATTACGGGAAGAGCTTATTGAACTGGCTTTTGATTATGTGCAATACGTAGATGACGGGAATACAGATTTTGTCAAATCGAACATGAGCACCATATATGTATTGTGCTGTGCCCTACAAAAAGTAAAAGAATTAGAGACACCAAGCTAATACCCTCACCAAAACAGCAAGCGGTATAACCCAATGGAGAACCCGTTCAAAGCGTTCTAAACGTTCCATTGGATAACTTGGAAAAGGCGGCAATAGTCCATGTAAAGGACATTGTCCGCCAATTCAAGCAGTTCATCTATGTAATCCCTTTTTCGCATCACGTTCAAGTTTTCTACGTTGTTGGCGGTTTATACCATTTGCTATGGCAAGGCTGTTCAGCGTCTCTTTCTGTTCGGGAGAAAGCATGTTATATACTTCTTCCCGTGATTTGCCTGATAAAATGGCTTGTACTATTTTCCACATAAGCTACGTCTACAATGTTCACACAAAAATTTCTTCGCTACCGGGAACATCTTCTGTCCCACATATCCGCTAAGGTACTGCGCCTCTTCCCCGTATGGGTCGATGCCGAACGCCCGTGAGATATGCCGGCATAGATGCCCCTTTTCATGGTCGAAAGAGTTTTGAAACTCTGCCGGGGAAGAGGTAAGGGCTATAACCATTACGGTCTGTCTGTTCCGGATATTGGAGTAAGTGATACCCGTATTCAGATTGCAGGAGCGCATGTTCTTATAGGCATTCACCAAATCCAGCCCCCTGCATCCAACCCGCCGAAGGTCGGCGATGATACGGTCGGTATAATAGCAGTCCACCGCATAATATACACGCACTTCCCAATCATAATCCGGTATGTAAAATTCCTGTATTATCATAGGCTACATCATCTGTTCCCACATGATAGGGTTGCCGGAGCCTATGCAGTCGGCATAGAACCGAGTGAAAGGCATTCCATTGTAAGCGTCCACATCATCTATGTAATCCTTAATGAACAATGCGAGATGGGCTTCGTCAGTGATAGAACTTTTGTAGTAATCCGACTTCGCCATGTTTGCCACGTAAACGCTGTCGTACCCTGCATCCTTCTCCAGGTTTATACTGTACTTTTTAAGAAGTTCCTCTACCTGCTCTTTGCTGATTGGTTCAAGTTTTTCCTCCTTGCCCGTAGATTTGTTTTCCATCTTCATGCGGGAAACAGCCCATAGGCACATCTTCTTGCTGAAATGCCATCCGTACTGGCTGAGATAGTCAGCCATTGCAGGCGGTATTCTGTCGTATGTATCTAATCTTTGTTTCATATTTTCCTGATTTTAAGTGATTGGCAAAAGAGGGGAATAACCCCCTCTCCATTACATGAACTCTCCGTTGGCGCGTCTGCGTCTGCGTTCGCCCATATCATCACCGTAAGGCTGTGAATCGCGGCGTTCGTTGTAAGCCGGATATTCCGGGAAGTAACCCGGCATACGACGTTCTCCCATATCTGAGCCGCCGCTATAGCTTCCACCGCGTGAACCACCGCTGTTACGATAGCCCATTTCACCGCCCTGCATCTCACGCATGGCTTTCTCGTAACCATAACGGCAACCCTCTCTATAGGCTTCTTCCATAGGATTACCGCCTCTCATACCGAAGTCACGGTCATATTCTCCGCGTCCTTCTTCCAATATTTCCCACATTCCCATATTATTTCTTTGTTTTAGATGTTTCAGCAACTCCGAGCTGTTCCATTAATTTCTGGTTTTGCGCAATGAGGTCAGCCATATTCCTGCTCATCTCCTGCATGTTCTTATCCATATTGGACATTTGCCCTTTCAATGCGGATATTTCTTGTTCCTGCTGTTGCTTGGCTGCAAATTCCGGGTTAAGCGTGGCAAGCATCTGGTCACACACCCTAAGAAAGTTCTGATGATATTCCACGCTTTTTAGAACATCCTCGCTCTTCTGTTTCATAGTAAGGACCTCGGTGTTCATCTCGTCTCTTGAACCAGTAATCAGCATCCCCGTTTTAACATCATCGGCAATATTGGCATTAGCCGGTATTTCTTGCAAATTAACATTTTGCCCGTTTATATTCACGACAAAATCAATAACTTGGACCGGCTGTGGATAAGGCATGTTGGGAACAGTCTTATATATAGTTTTTATAGGGCTTGCATTAACGACCTGCCCACATTCCAAACTTGGATTTGCCCCTCTGTGAAGAAGAAATAATGTACTGTTAACTCGTAGATTTTGAAACATATTGGTTTGATTTTAAAGGGGAGTGGCTATTTCCATTTTGGAAACAACCACAAAGCCCCATGTTAACTACTTGCTCTTTTGAGCGGTTGCTTCTGCTGTCGGAGTCGGTGTCGATGCGGTTGTCGGACGATACCCACCGTTAACAAGGAACAGTTCGTTGGTGTACTTGTTATAGTGAATTTCGTAGATACCCGTTCCGGCAAGGTTGCCGACAGTCACCGGCTCATTGTTGTAAGCCAGCAACGGTCTTGTATCCCCGTTAGTCCCTATCAGTATTGGGAGTGTAGCAGTCGTGCCGGCTGGTATCGCCTGGCGGAGACTGACATAGAAACCGCCTACATAGCTTCTGTTACGGAACGCATGGTTAGGAAGCTCCAAAGTCACGTTCTCCGTGCCGACCGTTACGGCTACCGTAGGAAGGGTATTGAAATTAGCCCTTCCAATAGTAGGGAACAAGAAAGGAAATCCTGTAAAAAAGTTAGGCCACATAATTACCCCCTTTCTTACCGGAATTAACCCCAGTAGTTGTTACAACCACAACCGCTACGTCCATACATTGCATCACCGGCGTAAGCACCGAAAGCCGCAGCACGGAAACAGTCTGTGTTGATGGCTTGAATATTAGGGTAAACAACCGGAACAGTGTTAGGCATCTTGCATTTTATTCCATCGACATCGGACTGCAATGCCTGCAAGCCTGCTGCCAAAGGAGCAATCTGTTGTCCTACTGAATTCAGGATAGTAGCATTCTGGTTACGTTGGGAGATTTCAGCAGTCAAAGTGGCTTTTTCTGCTGTAAGAGCCGCAATCTTGTCCTGCAATGCCTGGTTCTGCATGGCGTCCAGCTTTGCAAGGATAGCATTGGTATTGGCGGTCGCACCGTCACGCAATGAAAGGGCATTCTGATTGGCTGTGTTGACAAGCGCGTTGGTCTGATTGCACATCGCAAGCTGGTTCTCATAGCCCATTGTGGTAATGGCGTTCTGAGTCTTGCAGCAACAATCTGCAATCTGAGTAAGAACAGCCTGATTTCCGGACTGGAATGCGTTGATGATTTGCTGGCTTGACATGCCCACCTGATTGCCAACATTGGCGATAAGTCCTTGGATGTTGCACAAGGCGCTCTGTAACTGTTGGGTAGAGCAGTTCAAAGAAGAAGCAAGCTGGTTGATGGCATTGCCATTGCCCTGAATGGCTGACATCAGGTATTCACGACCGACATCACCGTTAAGCTCGGCAGGCAGACCTCCACCATTGCCAAAGCGGTTGCCGAAGCCGTTGCCGCCCCAACAGAACCACAAAAGGATAATCCAGATGAACCACCACGAGCCGCCCCATTGGTCTTGGCTGCCACGTCCCTGGTTCAGTAAAGCGAGAAGTCCGGGGTCTACACCCTTGCTTCCCATCAAGTTGGGCAACATAGCCATGATGTCGAATTTGCTTCCGCCACCATTTCCGTTGTTCCCGTCTTGATTGAAGACATACGTTCTTTCCATAGAGATTTATATTTTGTATTACGGTCAAAATCAACCGCATCACAAAAGTATAAATACGCAATCTGCCATGAAATCAGTTGTTTCCCAACGCTTTCCTAATGTTTTCCCAATATATTCTCAACATTTTCCCGCCTTCCATACGTTCCTGGAAATTGGAAATCATGTAGTTTATCGCACGTTTGGTCTTGTGGATTTTAGGAGCTATCTGCGAAGGATACATTCCCCTTTCGACAAGCAACTGTACAAGCAAATAGCGGGCGTCTACGGTTTCCGTATCCTTATCCGAAGATAGTATTCGGCTGGCGGGTATTTCGGTCTCCTGCGCCACGAGATTGATTGTTTCGGCAAAGATTTCTGACTTACACATAGTTTTTCTGAATTTTATATTTATCTTTGCCCTGCCACATAAAACATGAGATTAAATGAACAAAGCATAAGATAATGCGTTGAAGATATTAAAGCCTCCAACGTGCATTGTCTTATGCTTATCATGTTTTTATGTGGCAATATTAACGTGAAACGTTGGGGGCTTTCTTTTTACTCTAAGCCCCCGAAAGAGTGTCAGCTACAAGCCAACTTCTACATCGTTAATTTCTTCTTACCATACAAATAGATTATAACTTATTCCTGCGCCTACGTACATGCCGCCTGGATACCCATACCCAGCCTGCAACCCTAATCCCCAACGCTTCTTCTTCGGTTTGATGGGAACCGGATGATAGATGTCATTCGTTTCTACTTGATAAACGGTCTTTGGGAATACCTTTATGCTATCCAGCCGCGGGTCTACATATCCGCTCACCACCGCACGATACAGGCTATCTTCATATACAACCCGTTTGCGGTGAAGTAAAGTATCACCTATACGTACTGTGTCATTCGGCAATATCTGCCAAAAGACCGCTATCGGTGCGGAGATAAGAACCGTGTCAAGTTTGACAACCGTCTGTATCTTTGTTTCGGTACGTATTTCTGCCGGCAAAGGCTCGTGCGGACGGAACCACGCCGCCACACAAGCGATGGACAGCAATACAACTAATAGCCAGGGTAGTTTTTTCATGACCTCAACAAATAATGATTTACAACCATACCTGCACATATTGCGGCAACTCCACACAGCAAGTCTGCTTTGTTCCACTTGCCGTTATAGTAGTGGCAACGGTCGCTGTTCTCCTTGATAAAGAGCATCAGCAGTGCAGTACTGCCACCGAATACTATGGCGATGGATAGATAGACCACCACACCTAATATGTTATTTCTCATAACTAATTAGCATATTTATGATATTAATTTCATCCCGGACTGTGAAGTGCCGGGATGAATGCTGTTCAGATATTCCTCAATCGTTTTTACTCTTTATCAGAAACGGATTGAATGGGACTGCAACTTGTGGATAGGCTATAAATCCAATGATGTCGTTTCTCATTCTTTTACATTATTGAATTGCATAACAGTTGCATTAGCAAATACATTGTTTTCCTTGTGACTGTTATTAGTGAATAAAATATTACATTTCTCAACATCACTATCTAAAGAAAATCTATAGCCAAAACGATTACCTGTTATTGTAAATTTATAATTTGCATTATTAGGAAAATGCCAACTAACATCGGATACATTTTCCTTACCATTTAAAAAGATACAATTCTTTATAATAATATCTGCGTGTAAATTACCGCCACAGCCTAAAGGCTTGGAAAGATATTGTGTATGCTCGCCTTTAATATATTCTACAATCAAATTGTCATACACGTGTTTATAATAAGAATCTGCACCTGAACCTTCATCGTGAATAGCATAAATATTATCATATTGAATAAGATGTCCATCATGTAACTCGTAGTTAGAATTAAAGCCAACTCTTTGAGTCCCGAATAAAGATTGGTTATTATATATTATTTCAGAAGTACTATCACATTTAGAAATAAGAGTAGAATTATTGAAAAAATATCTACAATTACCACCGATTGGTAATTCGATAGCAGTTCTAAACTCATATTTAGTGTTCATCAACTCAAATATCTTTATAAAAGTATATTCACCAGTTTCAAAATAGACATCACAATCCTGAGTAATATAAGCGGAAGCTAACTTAAGAAAAATATCTTCCTCACTATCACTAAGATTAATATTGACAATAGGTCGAGTTCCTCTCTTTTTAAGAATAGTAGACTGGCATAGTCTCAAATTATAATTATTCTTAGCAGAAGCAAAGAATTTATCAGTAATTACACTATCTCTATAATATGTAAATGCAACTAATTCGGCGTTTTCAGGAAAATTTTCTTTAAGAACCGGATTGGTATTATAAAAATTAAGCATAGAAATGTATTTACCGTCTTTATCAAAGAAAGCAACTTCAGCATTTCCACCTGTATTTGTATAAATATTATTATTTCTATCAAGCGGAACAATAGATGTACAATTTCTTTTTAGTAAACTATCATGTACAATTACACCATTTTGCCAAACTTTATTTTCGTAAGTGTCAAACAATAAATTGTAATCTGTGATTTCTATATCATTTTCAACCATAGCAAACACAGTTTTGTTTAGCCATCTACCGACTTCGGTAAATGCTCCGCCCTGAAACTCCCACGTTTCTACTTTTCCGGCTGAATTGATGAACGACACCTTCAGTCCGATATTTCTAAGTTCCTGCGGGACTTGGGCAATGGCGCCTTCCAGACTGTACTTGTTACTTCCGTCAATTCCCGAAGTAGGATGCTGGACGGAAACATTATACTCGGTGATGTAGTTCATATAGTCAGTGCTGCCACCAGTGCCACCACCAGTGCCGATATATTTCTTCAATGTAGCGGTACTCATTGAGCCGTTGCTACTACCTTGCTGAAAAGGTATCAGCTCGTTTCCTGTTAAGTTCTCCTTTTGAGGGAGTTGTCCTATTTGTAATCCTTCTGCCATATCTTTTTATTTTTTATCATTTTATTTTTTGTTATCTGCAAGTAATATCGGCTCTTCGTTAGCCAACAATAACGGAGTGCCATCCGACAATAATAAATACCCTTCGTCAGGAAATGGATGCGGCTTATTTCCGCCAGCACCGGGAAACCCTATGGTAAGTATGCTGATTACGGGAATGCCGATTATAGGAATGCTGATGTAAGGGATAGTGATTGGTTTCATAAGGCTATCCCTCTTTAATCATTTTCGCTTCTGACACTTTCGTAGCACTTCTTATTGTAATTTCCATACCTGCCGCTATGTCAATAAGACGAAATATCACATTGGAAGGACCTAAGGCTTGATTGGCATTTGGGGAAAGCGGGATAGGATTCATGCCCTCGATATTGGCAAATACAGTCACCATTCCGCCCTTGTTCTTTATCTGTATGGTAACGGGATTACCGTCACTGACAAACGTTGCGTAATACGCTGTTTTGCCTTCTTCTTTTTGAAATGATAAAACTTCTGCTGCCATGATGTTTACTTTTTAGAGTTATTCAAATAGTTCACAATTCCCTGCACATGCAAGTCCACTATTGCCCGTTTTCCCTCTTCCGATAATAAGAAGCCAACATCTTCCTTATTGTCTTGGAATAGGTTCTCTGTAAGGACTGCCGGGCACTTCGTGTGCTTCAAGATGTAGAACCCGCTTTCCTTATCAGGGTCGCCATCCGTCATATCCTTGCGTATCTTCATACCCGGCAAAAGTCGTTCGGCTGCCGCATATAAGCTGTCAGCTAATTTATCGGCTTTCGTCTGACCTGCCGAAGTCCACGCTTCCCAACCACGTGCCTGCATCCATTCAGAGCCGCTTCCCGCTGCATTACAGTGGATAGATACGAGGATTGTGTCACTTGCCTTGTATTCGTTCGCCCTACGGCAACGCTCCGATAGGGGAACGTCTATTTCCTCTTTGACGATACGTTCTGCGTCAATGCCTTTCTTTCGCAGCTCCGCTTCCAATCGTATGGCAATCTCACGGGCATACGCATACTCTTTCAATCTTCCGTCCGGTGAACACTTGCCCGGAGTGTTACTTCCGTGTCCGTTGTCAATCAATATTTTCATTCTGCACGTCCTCCTTGAAATATTTGTCATAAACTACACGAGCCACCCATCCGGCAACAACACCGACACCGAATGATACAACAGTAGTCAGGTTCACCCAAAACGGTGTGTAGTGCATGTAAAGCATAACTCCCACGATGATAGCGATAACAATCGCTGCGATAATCAGTTTCTTTTTCATTTTGTTACTCCTTATCTTTCATTCAAATTGTGATAAAATTCTAATCTTATATTCGCATAGACCGACTCTACATTCGTGTATGCCCTCCCGTTGTTCGCTCCGTTTTCATTGTAAATCTCCGCTTCAACGGCTTTGGCAACCTGTTCTATCCATTTCCTTTCCGTGTATTCGGAAAGCCTGTTCCCACGATACGAAAAGCAGTCAAGTTTTGAATTCCTGTCCTCGTGTATGTTTGTAAGCAATGTACGTATCTTTCTTGCAGTAGCTTCCTTGTCTGATATATGGTTTTCTTCACGCACTTTCTTGATAATACGGCACACCTTCTCAACGGAAAGGTCGAAGAATACATTGCTTAGCGTTTTTATACGCAGCTGCGTTTCGGGCATGAGACTTTCCGATAGCACGTTCAACCGCTCGTTCTGCGCACGGGTTTCTTCCAATAGCTGCCTCATGGTGTCCTTATAGTCTTGGTTTATCTCTTTCTGTGATGTCATAAGCTGGTTTACCATATTCATAAACCAACGGAAACACGCCACCATCAACAAGGCTGATAACACAAGGAAAAAACCTGCGGTTATAGCCATCATTCCGAAATCACTAATCCCCTTACTTGTTTGAAGGGCTGCATTTACAACTTCTGTACTCATCTTATCGTTATTTGTCAATTATTCATATCTTTGTGTCTCTTATCAAATAAGCGAACTACTGTCATTCCGTTTTGCTCGTGAGAGTAGGACGGGATTTTCATATCTTGCCGTAGTATCTGAACCATGCACCCCATTTGCGTTCTTTCAAATAGTTAGGGTTGTCTTGGTTGAGTTTGGCTTCCATTTCAAATGCGCTCGCACGGTAAGCGTTTTTATTGACCTTGCCGTCCCCAATCTTATCGTCTGTGAACAGGTGGTACACGAAGCTTACAAACCATTCTGCCAAATAAAGAATGTAGTAGAATAGCGGGATAAGTAACAGCCACCATGCACTGACATGGAATGACAATAATACGGATGGGATAGCCGCTATCTCCATACACTCGAAGAACTGTTTCTGATGTGTCCGTTCATGGCGGATAGTCGTTTCGGACAACTCCTTCAGCTTCGTAAGGATGAAGCCGAAGAGCATTATAGTTGTGTAGCCGCCAAAGAGGATGAGTTTGGCAAACCAGTTTTCATAAAATACTTTTACTCTCATAATCAAAAAAGTAAACACTTTGTTATTTTATTAATATTATTGTTTTACGCATTCATTAGAACACAACCCAAACCGAAAATCCCTGTACTATCTGCAATATCAAATACACTATCGCCATTATTAACGACAGAATCAGTTATTTCTGTAACAAAATTATTGGATATAGACTCCTTTTGTGTAATAGCTCTTATTGGAGTATTATCTTCATTAAAAAGACTAATAGCAGTAGGTGCTCTAAATGAATACCATTCGATATGTTGTTTTTTTATTTCAGTTCTTACTGAATCTCGATATAAATAAATAGGGATACTACTAAGATTGCAAATAAGAACAAGTTGTGTATTAATTTCTTCATGTACTAAATCATCTGCAAATGTAATATTATCAACAAGTTGTTTAATATCAAATTCTTTGCCTGCAATCAGCTTATCTCCAGCAAATAGCCCTGAGGTCAATTCTCCTATTTTTAACATAATCATTATCCTTTAAACGGTTACACAATATGCTGTATTGTCATCCTTAGAGCCAATAGCCTCGTACTCGGCAGCGGTTTTCTTGGTGAGGGTGGTGAGGTTGTCGGAAACTAATATATCTTCTATAGAAGCAACACAGTCTTCATCATTGGGCATTAGTTTAAATCCCATACGCTTGGAAACAGGACCGTTATTAGTATAATAACTGATATTGCATTGCAAGTTATATTCTTCAGTTTCAGGGTTGTGAAAAGAGTAAATGCTACTAAGTTCAATACAATTATCTTTGCTATTATAACTGTGAAAATAATACTTGGTGTGGTTCGCTATAATATCCAGAATTATTTCTTTCAGATTATCAACCGAACCAAAGATGGTGTTTATAAGGTCTATTGCTTCCCTGTCTTTTTCGTTTTTATTGGTAGTAAGATAAGTGCCCACAGAAACGTTAATAACCTTACCATAATTGATATTATCCGCATACTTCTTCGTTGCAGGCTGATAGTCCGAGGTTGGGGTGAAACTTTCACTGTTGGTTTTGGTGAGGACGTCAGATTTTGCAGGAACTTCCGCCCAATCCCCATTCTTACGACCGTATGCCTTGCCGTCAGTTGGCGCCTCGTCTATACCGCCTATCTTACCCTGGTTTACCCATTCACCATTACTTGCAACCCGTTCCCCGCTATCTGCAAGTAATATCGGCTCTTCGTTAGCCAACAATAACGGAGTGCCATCCGATAATAATAAATACTTTCCATCAGGGGATGGGTTTGGGTTATTTCCGCCAGCAGAACTTACCCATGCGTAGTAATCATAAGGAGCTTCCGTACCTACAGCCATGAACCCGTCAACTGCCGAACCATCGGGAACAGCGGATTTCAAGGCTTCAAGGGTGGCGTATTCACCAGCTACCTTAAATGACTTCCCAGGTTCTCCTTGTATACCTGGCTCGCCTTGTTCTCCTTTCAAAAATTCTAAAGGATAATTGACCACAGAAGCTTCACTGTTGCTTCCTGAAGGTTTAAATGCAGGCAATGACGTTACATCATCCGCTTTGTCCGCATTCGGTACTTCATTAACCCCTATGGAGTTAGCCATAAGACGGGCAACTATTTCTTGATAATCCTGTTCTGTCCAAGCCATAATTATTCCTGTTTATCGGTTGCTTCTTCCGGTTGATTGTTGATAGCACGATTGAGCGCGTCAATGAAGAAAGGCGGGAGTCGGTTAGCTACCTGCTGTATAATCTTCACCTCTTTCTCGTCATATTCCGTTTCTCCCTCTGACTTGTATATTTTCTCTGCAAGCACAAAGGCGGCGATACCGAAGTTGCTCTGCCATATTGCGTTCGCAAAATCTTCTCTATAATCTCTGTTTATGCAATGCTTACGCGCTACGTCCATTGCTACAAGCATCTTTTCAAAGTTTATCTTTTTCATAACGATTTAATTTAAATTTTAAATTCTTTCATTAGAACTCCACTTCTGTACAATCTTATTCCCTTCCCAGTTATTTCCGTTTCATATGAGTAGCCATCGGATTGGGTCGGACTACCTACATATATGCTTCCGGGCTGGATAAACACATTTTTAAAAGAGTCGTCTCCAAACATAGAAATCATGGCATGGTTACTTGTAGATGAGCTGAGGGTGAATACAGTCTCGTTTCTGTCATTATACATTTTTATTACCCCCTCATTACTACCAATACTTTCATTGTAATCGTCCCCTATAAATATGCGCCTATTCCCACCGGAATTATTAGTACTAAAAGAGCCTGATATATTTAAATTTCCATCTTTATTCCAATTAATATTCCCATTAGCAAGATGTCCACTTCCATCGCTGTCTAATAAAATTTTATTATTTGCAATAGACACTTTTCCGTTAAATTCTCCGGTAGCCCCTTTCAACTCCCCGCTAAACTCTCCACCAATAGCCTTTATTGTCCCGTCTGCCTGAATAGACACATTCCCGTTGGCGGATATATCTCCGGTAAAGTATATATTTTGGGAAACCACGGAAATGTTATCAAGTGCCACATTGATTTCAGAACCTAATCCGTCCTTTTTGACATATAATTTAAGTTCCTCAGTAACTCCATTGATATCCAGTCCCAACTGCGTTACATCTTCCTCTATTTTTGTAACAGACAATTTGAGGTTTTCCGCTGTCTGCTCAATCTGCGAGAACCTTTGATTGTTGCTTTCCGAGAGTTCCTTTACTTCCAGCCTGATACTTTCCGCAGTCTGCTTTATTTCGGAACTTAATTTTGTATATAAATCCTCGAATGCGTTTTCGGTAAGAGCCAGCGAGTGTATGTATATATCCCCCGTAAACTTCAACTCGAAATCACCCGTTCCGTCCCATGCGCCGGAATACTCCTTCATTGCGTATTCCTCACCCGGTTCAATACGTTCGGTGAAATGCAGGTTCTGACCGGGAAATCCTATTGTCAGCGTTCCGGCTGTAGCTACCTTATACCGGAAAGAGATAAAGAAATTCTTCGGTTCTTCCCCTTCCTCATAGGTCGGTTTATTGGCTAAATCCGCATTTGACTGTTTAATTCCGGAAGAAAGGATACGAAGCACGTTTCTATCTCCGTCTCTAATAATGGCAGCCATAGCGTCCTTACGGGAATAGAACTTGTCGTTAACCAATAAGAACTTTCCGTTCACAGTAAAGAAGCGAACATCGTTCTTTGTCTCCCAACCGTTCGTATTGGATGCAAATGCCGCATTGTACAGATAATTATCCTTTGCCTGCACCTCGTCAAGCACTTTGGAAATTTCAGAGTAAATCAAATCTTCCAATATCTTGAATTGGGTCATAATGTTTATTCCCGTTTTCAAGATAAAGTCTCCCATGAACTTGTTGCCTTGCGGACTGATAACCGTCACTTCCTTGCCTGCTAAAGAATAGGAATCTATCCCGGCATACTGATGGATACTCGGTGCATCATCGCCATACACGGACAAGGTGATTGCGTTCTGACGCTTCTTGTCTGTTCTGTTGCCGAGTTGTACAAGGCTATCGCCTTCCTGCGGTATGTCGCTGTTTGCATCACAGTCCGTTTTGCTAAGGTCTATATAATCCTCGCCAACACCTACGCATAAACGCCAATAATAACGGTTGGACACATTCTCGTAGACACCCGGTTTGATATTGAAGTCTTGGAAACGAATCTGGTCACCTTCCTTGAACTGGTTCTCGATAGCCGTTTCTCCATCATCCACCAAAAGATAGCAACGCCAAAAATCCTCGTGTTCTTCTACTTTCCCGCATTTCATTCCGGCGGCAGTGAACATGTAGTTTCCGCCTGCATAAGAGAGCTTCTTTATCTCCAGTTCGGAGAACATCGCCTTAATACGCACAAAGAGTTCGTCCACTTCAATGTAGGATTTACCCGTCTTGCTGTCTACTTTAATAACAAAGCCTTCGCCGAGAGCACCGGAAGAAAAGTTCATGGACTGGATGTAGTCTGAAAATAATCCGCCTAAGAACTTTATTAAAAATCCAGCTTCGTCCGGTCTGTCTTTTCTTATAAAGAACTTGGATAAAGCCTCTATATCAAGAGCCTTAAAGTAGACAATTCGGTCGGCGGAAGTCCTGATGAACAGTGCTGGGTCGGCATCTGCGACGCATATATATATTTCCCCGAGATTCAGACCTTGTAAATGCTCTTCATCACTCGGAGATAAAGCAGGGGGAGCTGCCTGATTGTTTTCATTAAGAGCATCACCAAACCATAATATTTTACTAAGCCTTTTTTTCATACCTCAACCTTATCAACATTAGTAAATGCAGCTTTTTCTGCGCTGAATTGCAACATCTCTCCATCTTTGGCGTGGTCTATCAGGAATGCGGGGAAAGAGGCGGAAGAACCAGCTTCAGGAGAGCCACCAATACCTGCAATATCGTTATTCTGTAATTCAAGAGCCATATTTATATGGAACAACTGGCTATCTTCAATAACTTGCGTCATTTCCGGAACAGAACTTTCCGAACGGACATATCTTGTCCCGTCAATTTCCACCATAGAAAGGCATAAAATACGGTTTATGTGTTTTGCAAACCAATAAGGGACACCGTTTGAATTTCCTATTGTAAGATTATATACATCATAAGGTACTGCGTATAATTCTTCTATCTCTTGCATTTGGTTGCGATATTGCTCATTATCTATTCGAGGGGAATATCCTCCAGGTTTAAATCCTGCTTCCACACGAAAATTAAATACTTGCTGAATATCATCTACCCAAAATATGTTATCAAAAGCGGAGTTATTGCTTTTATGGGAATAACGGATAAGCACAGTTTCCTCTAACAAGTCATCAGAGGAGCATACGATAAAAGGTTCTGATGTATCTTCGTTGATTGTAACCGTATATACGGCATCCTCCAAGTCTCGAAGAATGGCGTAATACATCACTACATTGTCATTATGATTATATGTGGAAAGTGATATTGGTGTAGAATTTCCTGCGGCAAGATTGTTCAGGCTCGCTGAAACTTCCTCAGAAGCATTAGTGAATACCTGTATATGGATTTTATCAGAAGCGTGGAACTTCTGAATATAGTCCATATCAAGCCCAAACTTATCTTTTACAGGTGAGAAAAAAAGAGGGCAAACATCACCAACTTTTACCATGTCCTTTCGTCCTTTTATAGTGATGTGCAACTTCACACATCATGCGCAAATATACATACTATTTAGACCAATTCCAAATAATACCTTGTAAAATAACGAGTGCCTGATAGACTTATATGGAATCTCCTCATCTATTAATCCACACTCTTGACTATCAAAGAATATTTTACCGCTTCCGGTCGCCCATAATTATAGCTTGCACTTTTTACGTAGCCTTTATAGATACGCCCGTTCTTTTCCACCCGAATGTAACCCGTCAAGTCTGACGGTATTTCCAAATCTCCGGTCTTGACGGAAAGTTCTCCTACTGTGAACAGTTTGTTTCCCAATACAATACTCGACCTTTCGCTAACTCCATTGATTGTCACATCACTGTTACCGTCAGATGATGTAAACTCCAACGCGTTGGCAAAAGCACCTATATACCTTGCGTTTGCTTCAATCATAAACCTTTGGGAATACATGGCATTGAACATAGTAGAAGGAGATATGACACCGGATATTATATATCCATCCCTTACAAGCTTGTATTTTTCTCCGTCAAGTGATGCTCCAACAAAGAATATATCATTATCACTGTCGCTATCAGTCGTATCTTCACCTCTTTTTTCCGCAAGAAATTCCATACCATAAGCATCGGCTCTATATGGGCTAACTAATTCCAATACGTTATCTGTCAATGTAATGCCGGTGGTGTATTCATTGGTAAAGCGGAATTCATCGCGACCATTCACACTGTCGTAATCCTGTTTGTCATACCCGACTTTTACCCCCGAATAAACCAGTCCGGCATTCACATTGTATTCCAAATCGGAAGTGCTGTCCTGCAAGTCCTTTATTTCTGTATCTTGGAATAAAGTATCACGATGAACAAATGTCACCTTCTCGTCACCGATTACAGGGACAAACCCAAATTCCGCGCTCATCCAATTGGCGAATTTGGTATAAGATGTATATATTTTGGCATTGGGAAGTCCTCGTATGCTTTCTGCCGGAACTATCATCGCCATGTCTAAACGCTCATCTACTCCGGTGGCGATTTCACCCGTTACATTGTTCTTATCAGTTATAGACCTCAGTAAACGGTTAAGCAATACTTTAGGACTGATACAATCTATTTTTACAGATTTTCCACGCTCGGAAAAACTTATATTTAACGGTGTGTCAAGACTGTTGAATTTAAAATTAACGGGAAAATTTTGATATATAGGGTCAGATTTTGCAAGTGCTATATTGAAATTAATCATCTCACCTGGAGATATTGTCAAATTCTCATCAATATCGACAGTGTATGTATTAAATGTTTGAATTGTAGCAGATTGATAATATATTTTAAGTTCTTTACTATTTTCATTATAAGAGGAAAGCCGTATATATATCGGGAAGGATACGCCCGGTCTCTGATACGTAATGAATACACTGAATTTTACTTTTATCCGTATGGTCAAATCCCTGTCAGATATATTTTTGAACAGATATTCTCCGAATAGACTTTCCGTACTTTCAAATCGGTTTTCAGCCGTATCAAAAACCTCTACAATGTCCTTTGTCGCAATTTCCGGTTGTCCTAACATATAAAAAGGAATAGTATAATAAGCATTAGGATAAGCAGTTATTACATGGGAAACATTAGGCTCTTCCGCGTCACTTGGTATAGACCATTTTATATCACTGTTCATCAACAATCTGTCATAATCCAAAGGCTGGGACTCCTTTATTTCTTTTACCGGGTATTCATACTGCGTGCCTTTCTTTGCCTTAATCAAGCTTGCGAGACTGTTGTCGACGGCATTTATTTCGCACGTCGTATCATTGTAGGAAAATGTGGAGTAGTCCAAAGCGCATCTGAACTTTTCATTTAACAGCCATGAGTTATTCCGGGTATAAAACACGAGTGTTGCGGATGAGTTCAGGTAATTCGACAAATATTCTTTCAGCAATAGCGAATAAGCGCCGTTGGCAAACTCAAATTTTGTGGAAAAACTACGAACAACTCCGTCATAATCCCCTCTCTTGAAAGACATCTCTACATCGTCCCAATTAACAAGCTCATTTGTGGCGTCATATGTCATTCCGCCTATCAACAGTTCACATCTGTAATACATATCTATTTCTTTTTTGAAGTTGAACGTATCATGGCATCTATGTCATCACACATACGCCTGACCATATAGGCATATTCTTTGGCGGAGAACGTGTTTTCATCAATGTGCATTTTTACATGGGACATTAAAGAAACGCGTTCTTTGGTAAAATATTCCCTATCCATTTTTATTTTCCCTATATCCGGAGATGTTTCCTGCAATTTTGCAAGGCGGTAATTGTCAGAAGCGGAAACGCTGCTTATCCGGTTCTTTATCTTATCGTGTTCGTCCTCTCTGAATTTATAACCCAAAGCAGACATGACTTCTACAGCATCACTCCAGTTTCCGGAAGAAATGAGTTCCTGACATATGGCAAGGCAATTTAATCGGATTTGAATTTTCAGCACTTCATTTTTCCGGTTTATTTGGGCGGAAACAGACTTTCCCCCTATTATTGATAAGTATTCATTGCATAGCTTCTCGGCCGCCAAAGCCTTTTCTCTGATACTATATCTTCCGCCTTGAACAACCTTATCAATATCCCCCAGAAATATGTCTATAAAGCGGGAAAGGCATATTTTGTTTAAGTCATTATATATCATATCTTATACTCTGCTTGAAATCCAATTATAATCCGCGATATGGTTGGCTTTCTTCATAATCCGACCAATGTTCTGCAATTGTTTGGTATTGCTTTCCATCTTTCTTTCAAGTCGGCTGTAATCGTTGTTTACATTAACAACAATCCCCTCTTCTCTCATATTCTTTAGCTTTTGTTCCAATAAACCATAATCCGATGTAAGTCCTCTACGGTCATAGATATATGACAAATCAGGGATTACCTGCGCATGCGCCGGAAGGTCTACCAATGTCGGCTTATCAGGAGTGATAAAAAGCCCGTTATTAGTTACGATACCCTCTTTCTTGCCGCCATCACCTACTATTGCCAAACCGCCGGGATGGTCTTTTGTTCCTTTGGCGTATTTGGGAATGGGCTGGGCTGCTATGATAGCAACTTGTGCGGCTCCCAATGCGGCTACTATTGCGGCAAATACTGCACCAGCAATCGGTCCCGCTGTTGCATACGCTTTCATAATAGCCAATGAGGTAGCAATAGTCGTTTGAACAATAGAATTTGCTTTATCCCATTTGGCTTGCTTCTCTTGTAATGCAGCTTTTTTCTTTTCCAGCTCTGCATTTTTGGCGGCTGTCTTATCTTCGGCTGCACGTTTGCGAGCTTCTGCCTCTTCGGTGGAAATTGCACCATTTTCTTCAAGGGCTTCTATACGTTCTATTTCTTTATCGTATGCTTCATCGTTGGCTTCTTGTTCTTTTTCAACGTTTTCTATCCGGGCATCATATATATCGGTCATCAGCGAAGTGATGCCTGATACTATCTTCCCTACGGCTTCCGCCATGTTTTCAAAACTTAACTTTCCATCCTCTGCTACGTCAACCATTATATCAGATAACCCCTCGAATATTCCTGCCGTTTCACCAAGTGCATCCCTTGCGGCGGAGTTCATCCCTGACAAACCCTCTTTAAACTTGTCTATCCATTCTTCCCGTTTTTTGGTAGCATCATCATAATTTATTCCGTTTATCTGTGCTTGAAGGTTGGCTAACCTGTCTTCTAGCTCCTGATACTTTTCACTATTTGGGTCAAGAAGGGACATTTCAGCCTCCGCCTCTTTCATAAGTGTTTCAAGACGCGCCTTAGCATACTTAACCCCAATATCATATAATTTCTTTTCGTAATCCTCTTTGCTGATTTCGCCATTTGCATATTGTTTTTTTATGATATTAGCTTCTTTCAAAGCGGATGTTTCCTGCTCGTTTACCACCTTATCAGTATTTGCCTCAATCAACCCAATTCTTTCTTGGAGGTTTCGCATTATGAGAGAATTTTCCCGTTGCATGTACTTCATGCGTATCGCCACAACATCCTCTCCATTCTTTTCAGCGTCCTTTATTTCCGCATCACGCATCATATTATTGAGTTGTATTTGGAGATTAAGCCTTTTGTCTAATTCTTCATTCGAGTTTTCTCCAATGGAAGCCAATCTGTTTTCAAGATTTGTTTTTTCTATTTCAAGCAGTTCTTTATCGTATTTATCGTTTATTTCCGCAATGGCTTTTCCTTTCAGCGTTTCAAGATTTTTCCGAAGCTCTATTTCTTCGTCTGTCCTACCCTTTATCTCTTTAATCCTATCATCGTATTCCTTACTGATTTCAGCTATTTCTCTTTCTCTACCATCAGCTATCAATTCTATTTTAGATTTGGATAAATCCTCTGTTATCCTCTTGATATATTCAGCGTATTCTTCCGCTTTCTTTTTTTCATCGTCATAAGCTTTATTATTTTTACCCGGGTCATTAACCAATGCTTTTACATCTACTAATTTTTCCAAATCATTCATTTGGTTCTTATACTGAATACTTTGCTCTTTTAAGGCTTTCAAAGTTGCTTCTTCCGCTTCAAGTTTCTTTTTTGCATCTATACCTGCTTCTGTTCTCGATAATCCCGTATCTACAAACTTTTGATATTCTGCACGTGCTTTTTCGACAGTATAAACTTGATTAAGCCGTTTAAACTCGGTTTCCTCGTAATTTGTTGCGGCTTTTGTCACTTCATTCATTACCCGTTTAGCTTTGGCAGTAGCGATAATCTGTGCTGTTAATAATCTATATGCGTCTTTTGCATTCCCCGTCATTATTTGTTCTTTTGTATAATTATCAAATAATTTAGGGAAAGTACTTTTTAATTCATTTGCAGCTACGATACGCTCTTCCATAGCTTTTTTATTATCGGTGGCAGCCTTATATAATAGTTCTAATTTGATACGTTCTTCTATTGTATCACGAATAGCTCCTTTTTGAGCTGTCCTTAATTTGTCTTGAACGGAAATTATTTCATCCAATGCCTTCTTTCCTCTAAACAAACTCGCAACCCAATCTATAATCTCCGAACTATACGCAGACAATAATGTTATACCTATTACAAGTGCTGATTGCAAAGAAAATAAACTGCCAAGAAGTTGTTTCCATACCGGAACCGCAGTTTGTCCTTCGGATTTCATCCGCTTAAACTCTTCATTTGCTCTTTTTAATTCATCCACAAACATTGGCAAGTTGTTGGATATGGCAAGGAAGAATTGATTGAAACTCATTGTCAAAGACGGTAACTCTCGCAATAACTGCTGCGTCTGAACATTAAGCCCATTCCAAGAGGACGCATAATTACCTACATTCCTTTGATAATTCCCAAATTGAGAGTCAATTTCTTTCAACTTATTATTCAAAGCATTGGCTTGCGCTATCAAATTCTTTCCGACACTACTTTCCCGGTCAGCTTCACTCAACGCCTTATACCTTTTCTGCAACTCAAGCATGGCGGCATTCATTTCATAATAGCTGCCGGAAGCTGAAATAATTGCCGTGGAATGATTTTTTATCAAAGCCGAATATTGCTGATTTTGCGCCATCAGTTCCGTATGCCTTTGTTTTAATAGCGAAGACTGCCTTATATATTCAGACAAAGTAATTTCTCCGTCTTTATAAGATTTTCCAAGAGCTCTAATATCTGCAAGAATTTGCTTCATAGCTTCTTTATTGGCTATGGTATCAGCCGTTAGCTTGGTAACTTCTCCATCATACGCCTGCACTGTATCAATGATTGAAGCATAATTCATGTTTGCTGCTTGCAACTGGGTAGACGCTTGGCTTATTATATTACTTGCTGTTTGAGTACTTTTAGCCGCATTATCCTGCGCCGAAGACACCTGGTTGGATGCGGAAGATAATCCGGCAAGCATGTCACTTGCATTCTTGATATTTTTGGCGAACTGTTCGAACAAAAGGTTTAACTTTTGCAAAGATGACATTGAATTTAGTTGCTGGGATACTTGACGTAGCACGGTAAGTTGTTTCGCCTGAATAGATGCCATATTTTCTTGCGTCTTATTCAATTTCTCCAACAGCGAGGTATAATTACGTGCTTTTTGGGAAAGTTCATCAAATGTTTTGGGATTAGTTTTTACTCCTTGCGCCAACTCCTTAGCAAGCTCCACATAAGACCCTTTTGTACTATCAAATTCAAGACGGAGTTCCTTTAATTGTTGTACGGCTTTTTTGTCGACTAAATCGGTAATTATAAATTCGTTTGCCATAAGTCCTAATATTGGGTGTCATGCAACATCACATGATAACGCAAAGATATGTAATTATTTATAATTTTCTAAATAAGAAAGGCAAAAATGAAAATCAGAAAAGGGAAGAGAAAAAGAAAAAGCCAGACATTACATCTGGCTTTATTATTTGGAAATAATCTTAAGAATGCAATTAGTATATCACTGCATTTCCACTGATTATATATACCGGTAAATTAGACCTACCCTTTTCTATTTTTTCAATACTAAACGAAATAATCCCATTTGCGCCCATCTCTTTGGCTTTATTAACTGCGGATGAAATCATTCTTTCATAAGTAGGGACATAATATTTTCCAATAGATATGCTTCTTTTTTCATGCACATAGTTTCTATCTTCTTTTTTTACTTTATTTCCTGAATGAAACTCCAAATATATTGGACCTACGGGAGTAAAATCCTTATTCCCAATTTCAGTAGGATTAATTACAAAGTTAGGGTCTTTGACATATTCTCTATAATCAAGGGAATATCCTATTTCATAATAAGTGCTCTTACATGATGTTACTGATAGCAAAATCAGAAACAAAAATAATAGTTTTTTCATAAGCTTTTAAATGTTATCAGATTTTTTTATGTTGCAATTTTTACAAAGAATTTGAAGATTTCTAAACGTTGTTGCACCTCCTTTGGAAATGGGTATTATATGGTCAAATTCTAAATTTTCCTTACTACCACACATGCAACATTTTCCACCATCTCTATTCCATACAGCATTTGCTATATCCATTGGTATGGTAGTTCGATTTCCATCCTTTTTAGTATATACATTAAATACTTTTCCTTCTTCTATTAATTCATCAAGCACCTCTCTTTCAATCATTTTTTTTCGTTCTTTTTTATATACATTTTCCTTTATCTCTTGTTTTTCCAATTCATTTATTATTTCGTTTTTCATCTTTTGAGGATACTTTCTTACTCTACATATCTCTTCCTTGTATCCAATCATTTTATTTTTATTAAACTCAAATATTCCTGAAACATGGCTTTTGATAATTGTTCTACCATCCAACCCATATCCTGTATTATCAGCCCTAAGACTTATCAAAGCATCTCCTTCATTTATCCAATTATAATTTCCCTTTGATTTATCAAATTCTCTATTAAATGAAACAGTGTCGTGTTCTTCTAATGAAATAACTCTATAATAATCATCATCTTCTATCTCTTCATATTTGCACAGCAACTCCTCCATTCTTCTCTGATGAATTGCTTTTGCACTATAATTTTCCCTACAATAATCATCTAACCGTTCTTTTTCACGAGTGCATTCCTCTAATTCTTCTTGCAATCTATTGGTTTCTTTAATTTTTGTAGAAAGTTCTTCTTTTAAATTTGATATAACTGCGTTCGCTTCATTTAGCTTCAACCTTAGAAAATCAATATTTACATGGCATTCTTTTTTATCATTTACTGTTAGATCATAATAGTAGTCATCAAATATGCTGCTATATATAATCCTGGATATTGTCTTTGATTTAAACAGCACTAAGAATCTAACTTTTGATGAAGGATGCAATTCATATCTTTCTGTATAATACTCTTTCTTACTTCCATAATAATTGCATCCAAACTTCGCACCATTATATGAAAAGCCATTATCATCTATTGCTGTAAAATTATCTGATTCTATACTTATAGGCTCATCTGATAAATTTTGTATTATCAAATAAGCGTGAGACATTTTTATCCCTTTAGCATTCTCTGTCCCAAATTCAAGATCGCCAATTATATAACAATCTTCACAACGATTACAAATTTTAGGACAGTTAAGCGGTTTATCTTCCTCTATTGATGCAATTTCTATATGCAAATCCTTGTTTTTTGTGTTTCCCATGTTATGTATTTGTTAATATTGTTAAGCAAATTAAGGGAGAAAAGGAGTGCTTTCCAAGAAATGCAATAAAATATTGGGTAATTTATACGCCGTCTAAATAACGAAATCCCTTTGCAGATTGACAAAATGTTGCTATATTTGCAGTGCTACAAGTTATTGGTCGTAACCAATTCGCAGAGCAAGCGGTTAATTTGCTCATATATTATATATGGGTATTTTTTTATGCCCATATTTAGGATATTGGCGGTTGTCTATACGTAAGTTTAATTGCTCTCGAATTGAGACCATAACTTGTAGCAGCGTATATGGCAACCGCTTTTTATTGTTTTTCATTAATAACTTTAAATGCTACAAGTTATGGAAAATTTAGTATTTCAAAACAGCAACGGTAATGATGTGACTACTTCATTACTTGTTGCAGAAGTGTTCGGAAAAGAACATAGTAAAGTAGTCAGAGACATTGAAAGCCTTTCATGTTCAGCGAGTTTTAATGCTGCCAATTTTGGCGTTATTACCTACATTGATAGTAGAAATCGAGAACAGACCGCTTATGAAATGACAAAAGATGGTTTCAGCTTCCTTGTCATGGGGTATACTGGCGCAAAAGCAGGCGAGTTCAAAGAAAGGTTTATCAATGAGTTCAACAAACGGGAAGCATTGCTCAAAAATGACGATTACATCCTTATGCGTTCCCAGCAGATTTTGCAGAAAAGGGTTGAGAACCTACAAGCCGAAAACAAGCGTCTTGAACAGCAGAACGCATTACAAGAAGAACAACTACGCCAAGCAGCCCCGAAAGTGCAGTACGTGGATAACGTCCTGCAATCCGTCAACACTTATACGTCCACGCAGATTGCAAAAGAGGTTGGGATGGATGCCGCCAAGTTCCACAAGGCACTCAAAGAGCGAAAGGTGATGTTCTACCAATCGGGCACGTGGATGCTGACAGCTAAGTATCAAGGTAAGGGTTACACCAAAATGCGAACGCATCAGTTTACGAGAAATGACGGAAGCATCGGTACAAGCTCGTACACGGTTTTCACGGAGAAAGGGCGTGCAATGGTGCATAGTATCTTTGCTAAATAATAATTAATCAATATTATATTAACAACTACTTGTGTTATCCGCATTTATGCGGACAGATATAACTATACCCAAAAATATATTGCCACATAACCAAGCATAGATGCACGTTGAGGTTTCGACCAACGTTCACGTTATGATACCCCGTCAGCAATACGGCTGGCGGGCAGATGGCAGGAATAATGACTAAAACAAATATTCATCTATTATGGAAATCAGCACAGCAATGATGCAACACATCCTCCGATTGACGGAAGGATATACGGATTTATTGAACGAACTTAAGGAAGTCAAGGCGGAACTTGCAGAACTCAAAGGAGAAAAGCCCAAGAAGCCGACAATTCATGAAACCAAATACCCACACATGAGTATAATAACCAGGAAATGATTGTATAAGGCGGGAGTTATCCCGCCTTTGTTCTGTTTTTAATATTTTTCAATTTAAAGGCAGAAAAATTACGGGGGTTATACAAAAAACAGTGTTCTTTTTTTAATATCAGAACCAAACATATTCAATCAGTTTCCCGTTGAACATTTCGCCTCTTGGGCAAAAATTGAAAACCCCGTCTTTCTCATAAAGGATATATACTTTCCCCTCCATCTTTGCGGCTTTTCTTGCAAGCGAACGCATCTTAGCTATATCTGCCATTCTCTTTTTGTTTTCACACGCACATCCCATTATAAACCGAATTTTCTAAAATAATCCGCAATGCCTTGCTTTATATGCCTTTCCATGAATGCCTTTCTCGCATAAGAACCGACCTTGTAAATCGCCTGTCCGTATTTCTTTTCTATATCACCGCTAAAGCTTATCCCCACACTTTCAATCCTTAGCCCCTTATCTATCGGTACGGCTGTAATAGAATCGTGAAATTCACCCGTAATTATCAGGTTTGGCGTTCCTTTTGAACTTACGGGAGCGTTTATCAGCGAAGAATACATAAGCGGGGCTACCCTTTGCTTGAAAGCAGCATAGCCTTTGGCGTTCTTATACCAATACCCTGCTTCTTTGGTATTGAAGTACGGGTCATTAAGGTAAGTAGGGCGTAATGGTTTGTCATTTCCGTTAATACCTGACCATAGTTGTTCTACAATATATTGGGAAACTTCTTCTCTGTTTTTTACCATAATATCCCGTATCATCGGTTCAAATCCGGTAGCAAACCGTCTGAATTTTTCTTCTGCTTCAATAATGTTAGCCATAGTCAAGATAATTTAGGGGCGAATGAACGCCCCTAATTAAACGATACCACCATCATAATATACAATCATCTTTTTTCTGTCTTGCCGCACCGGAAGATGCTATATCATCGTAGATGGACGAAAGGGTTTTCTCCCTTTCTTCGGGCGGTCGGTCAAGAAAAAACACATTCTTATGTGTGTTTATGAAGTCCCTCTTCTTCATATTTCTCACCCTCTCTTCATTGAATGTTACACCTTCTACTATCATGTCCAAGCCTCAATACCTGTAATTCCGGCTTCTTGCAATACAGAGGGAGATGCAAGGGTAACGGGGTCCTCGCCAACGGTAGTAATGACCCCGTTAGCATAAGAAGCACTTGTCGCCCCGTCCAACGCTTTTTCTGCATTCTTTGCCAGTAATTCACCGTAATACTCCGTAATATCCAAATTTCCGAAGTGCTCAATCAATTTATACTTGTTTGATTCCGTTGATACCAAATCGACATAAACCAACCCTTTCAATGCGTCAACGACATCAAAATCATAAGCTCTCACATCCGCATTCTTGATGTATTTCTCGTAATCCTTGAACATGGTTGCGATAGTCAAGTTGGCTTCTGTGCCGGAAGAATCCCAGTCCTGACCGCCCGGATAAACGCCGGACAGTGGAATGCCCGCCAAATCTTTCGTACCGTCATTCATTCCGTAAATGACGTTGTTCTCATCTACAAAATAAGCCTCAAATGCCACATTCTTTGCCACCATGATGTTTGCTTTCAAGCTGGCATCGTAGTCCTGCAAAGTCCATACATCATTTTTAGCTGAATAGCTTGTGATTTTAGTAGGGCCGTATCCCGTAGCGGAAGTTTGCGCCTCTCCACCGGAAGGTGCATATTCCACAATCGTTTTGATAGGGAATATTCTTCCCGGACGGTCTGCATGGCAAGCCTTTTCAAAGGCTTCCGCTGTTTTCTCTGTAGGTATCTTATGACCGTGAATAGTCAGTATGATAGCTTTTATTTTACCGGGGTCAAGCACACACACGGAACTACCTGTATTAAAAGTTGCAACGCCCGGACACTTTCTATAATCTGTTGCCATAACATTTTACTTCTTTAATGGTTAAATTTACATTTTTCATCTCGATAGCATCAATAAAATCACTGAATGGCTTCCCGTCTTCTCCTATAACTCCAACCCTGCCATATCTGTAGTTTTCAATGTAGGAATGTGGAACCACATCATTGTAACTACGGACAATGTTTATGTCTTTCTTGATTTCATCCAAGAAAAGATTGTATATAGGTCGCAATACCTGCTCAAAGGAAGTTTTTTGCCGGTCTTCATTCGAATACCCTTTCAAAGTGTTTACCATAATAATAAACTCCAGGCTAACCTCTGTCTCGGCAGAACTTCTATCTTCCGTGAACGGAGAATAAAGACATATTATAGGAAACTTCAATTTACTTGTCTTGGGGCTTTTACCCCATAAAGTTAATTGATTGCTTATGTAGGCCCAGTCTCCGAATAAAAACGACACATTGCTTCCGTATCTTTTCGATACCTTTTTTACAATGTCCGCAAATATATCATTTACCGGCTTCATATTCCCATACAGTTTATTTTACGCAACATACATGGATTGAAACATACACCAGCATATTCCTTTCCTTGCAAAAGTTTATAAACACGCTTATTCATATTTACCATATCATTCCATGCCCTAATTTGCAAAACTTGTGGAGAAACAGCATCTCCATCGGCAGAAGTTACTGTTCCCACATTTGTTACGCTGTAATTACCGTCCGCTATATACTTGAAAAATATATAGCAAGCAATAGGGCTGTATTTTTCTGATAAAATAGCAAGCAGCCTATCCCATTTATCATCAACGCTATCTTCTTTTGAGTTAAGATAATCGGTAAAAGCCTTACACATATCCTCACCAAGTATACGAATCAAATATTCCTGTTCATATACGGAAATATATGATTCTATTTTGCCCAACTCCGCATCTCTTGTTATAGAGGGAGCGCCAGTGTCAGGATTTATCCCGACGCTCAGCAACCCGGTGAAAGATTCGTAGTCAATTATCATACCGTATCTTTTTTCGCAGATTTACGTTTAGTGAACAACTCCTCGCAACCCAACGCTCTGGCATCATTAATCAGTTCGTTTGTCGCTTCAATTTTACCCTCGGCATAAAACTTGCTCGCAAGAGCCATTCCGACTGAAACTTCATCGCCTGTTTTATACTTCACACCATCCTTGACAAATGTTACGTTATAACGCTTAGTCAGGTTTATTCTATATTCTTTTCCCATAATTATTCTCCTTATGCTTCTTGAGTGATACCTTCTATTACAGTAGAGAATGTGTCCTTTACAAATGCGGTCTTATATTGCGACTTGATATAACACATCAGCCTCTTCTCTGCGATTACAGTCACGATATTCTTGCGGAAATCGTCATTCTCCCATCCTAAGGTAATAGACAATTCCCACAAGTCACGAATGTTCAAGTATGAGAAATCACCCATGATGAAATCTCCTTGTTTTACTGCTGTGGTCGTTTCTACACGCAATCCCTGAATCAATTCATCTCCATATCGGAATGGGCGGAGATATTGACCGTTAGCATCCTTAGCCAACTGCATGGACGCGTAATCCAATGGGTTCATCAGTACAAGGTTCGGACGATAAGCCATTTCGCTGGTGGATACAATTTGCGAATATCCAGCCACAAGAGCATCAAACATATTTGGCTTCTCAACATAGAAAGTAGAGAGAGAGAATGCCGGCATATCCGATGCAACGCCTTTTATTTCTCCACCAGAGCCATTGCCTGACAAAATTCCCTGCTCTTCTTTGATTCCAAGTTTATTTACCATTTCCGTTTCAACTTCATTGACGAAGCTGGGAAAATCCGACAGCGTTTCCTCTGTAAATTTAGCAGCAATAGCCACTTTGGCAGCGGTTATTGTTTTTTCTGTCAATGTCGCATCCATCAAAGGCTTTAGCCCACCTTCAGGAACCCATGCAGCATCTCCGTCCTTGCTTGTATATTCCGCATAAACCAAAGCCCTATTATTTGTGCTTGATACATTTGCATATTTTCTAATGACGGTTTGCGCTCTCGGATTGACTGATAAATTTGGGTCAACCTCAAGTCCGTAATGCGGAGCAAGGGACCCGGAAGTAATAGTTGCAGCGTCTTTCTTTTCCAGCACAAGATTTAATCCCAACTTATTGCCGGGAGCCGACTGACAAGCCGATTTCAAATCAAGAGACATAACGCCCTTCTTGTCCGCAGCAATATACTCCTTGAGCTGTTCGTGTAGCTGCTCATAAACAGATTTAATCTTTACCTCCCCGTTTTTACCTACTTCGGTAGAAGCCTTTATACGTAAAATGGCATTCTCCAATTCATTAACCTTCTCCTCAAAAGTCTTTTTGTCAATGCCGGCAAAATCCTTTTCCTTGATGTCATTTATGGAATCAGCGGCATCCTTTATGGATTTACGCAAATCTTCCAATTTCACTTCATCCGCAAGATAGCCTTTCACTTGTTTTTCAAAGGCTTCTCCCATTTTTTCGTCCAAAGATTCAAAAAACTTCTTGTTTTCTTCGGACAAGCCGGATGTGTCCATAAGTTCTAAAAATCCTAATTTCATACCGATTTTAGTTTTAATAAATTACATAATGATTTTTCTTCCGTTTTGCCATTACTGCCGGCTTCCATCCCTTTGGGTGGAGCAGGTATAACACCGTCCGGCCTAAAAGATGCAAGTGACATTGCTTTGGCTATAATTTTTTGCAAACGCTGTTGCTCGGTTGTACTCATATTTTTACATAACAAGGAAATTTCACCGCTTAAATCCTTATAAGCGTTTTCGTAGTCTTCAATTGACTTCAACCCCAAATACTCGGTTTCTCCATTACAGCCAATTGATACCACCGATATTTCATACAGCTTAACCTCTCTAACAATCAGGGCTTCTTTTTCGTAATCCCATTCGCAATTCTCCCATACATATTCATAGCCAATAGAGAATTGATTAAGCGTGCCTGACTCAAGTTGTTTTATGGCCCTATCTCCAAGTTCAATCTCATCAATGCGCGCCTCAAAATAAAGCCCTCTATCATCTTCTTTCAATTCTGTAATAAATCCCAAAGGCTCTGACATGTCGTGCATCCAAAGGAGTATAATTTTGTCATTTGCCTGGCTTTGCGGCCCTCTTTCATTGATACTTTTTGAAAAGCAACCTTTCAATAGAATATCATGAGCCTTATCCATGTTTCCGAATACAGCAGCGTATCCGCTGATAGTCCGGCTTTCGGGGCTATATTGGACATCCTTCGAGTTTATGGAGAACAATTTATACTGCATCCCCATCTTATCTTTGTATTTATTTGTCATTGTTTCCATTTTCCTTACTGTTATTGACGTTATTTTCAACAGATGCACTGCTTGCTGCACTGCTATCAAAATCTCCTTTTGGATTATCCGGGTCAATATCTATGTATTTTGCAACTTCTATACGCGCCTCATCATGTGTTATCAAAGACTTATCTATCAATCTCTGTAAGGCATCAGCAACTTTAACCAAAGTATTGGCTTCTGTCTCCTTATTGGTTTGAAGGCATTCAACATCTGTAAAATCAATCTTAATAAAAACACCTTCCGGACATATGGCTTTTGAAAGACATTCTGCTATCTTTCGGCTATCTGGAATGATTACGTCCTGATAAGCCTTTTTCCCGGCACTTTCAAGGTTGTCGTATTTGGCGTCCGTAAAAAGATTGGCATTTATACCCATTGCATTGGCAATCTTATCTGTACACCTCTTATCCTCTTCATGAAGTTTTAATTCATCAGCATTAAAATCAAGAGGAAGCCATCCTAATTTGTAACGTGTCACCAAAATGGGATATTCCTTGTTTACTAAGCCATAATCACGTTTAAATCTGTCCTTTATATCCTTTTCATCTTCCGAGGAAAGGGCAACATTTCCCATCTGGTCAGTATAATCATTATAGAGCACGCCTTTAGGACCACCATTTACAAGCAATGTATGGCTTGCAGACATAGAAGCTACCCAGTTTGATATAGGCTGAGAAAGGCTATCTGAAACGGACTCAAATTTGACATCAGCAGTCGCACCGCTATTTATTACTATATTGCTGTCATATATTACAAGGTATTCATAATCCTCCAACTCTAATCGAGTTCCGTTACAGTCTATATATACACTTGATATAATATTTTTCAGTTCGTATTGGCGAAACACCTTACCGGTTCCTTCCATATGGAAAATCTCAGGTGGAATTATCCACATTGCCTTAGGAGTGCTTGTTTTTGTCGCTCTAACAAGAACAATTGGACAATAGCCGAATACCTTAAGACATATTTCAATTTGCTTTATAAATGAAGAGAATGTTTGCAGCGGATTGGGAGCGTTGAGTATATTACGTATATCGGCAAATGTCCTTTTTTCATTTCCATCCTTATCTACCACATAAGGAATACCACGGGACATCATAGAGCCGATTTTATCAACTACAGTGAAGAAAGGCGTACAGGAAACAAGCGCTCCGGCTTTATCCAAATTGTTAGTCATGTCATAATACACTTTCCATTTGGAACGCCTTCCGAACAAATCGGACAAAAACCAGTAGTTTCCTGCTGCATCTCTTTCTACCCGATTTACATTATCATACATCGGAATAGACTTTTTATTCTCTGGCTTCCAAAATTTAGTAAATATGCCCATATACAAAGCAGGAGTGACAGCAAATAAATGCGGCCACTCCCATATATTTAGTGTTTTAGTCCATTAATACGGTTGCGTGCAACTTCACACGCTTGTAGTGACCCTACGTGTGCAAATATATATATTATTTAGACTAATTCCAAATAACAAACAGCATTTTTATGATTATTTTTTTGATTTTCTTTTTACTCTATCCGCTATACAACACAATACATACATTGCTTCATAGACATCTTTGCCGTCATAGTCCATTAGATTACGCATAAATAAGGACATTTTATTATCTCTCTTGAATTTAAAATCTCGAATTAGCCCCTTAAATGCTTCAATATAAGAAAGTTTCCCTGTATTTTCTTGCCTTGCCCACACATCACCTATTTCAGCCCTATAATCGCGTATATAATGAAGCATCGCCTGCGAAGTCTCAATGTTTACATCGGCACCAGCGACCAGCGCGGCGATTTCTTTGATGGGAATCAATTCTCCTATATACGCATCGTCCACATATATTGTATCATGTACAACATACGCTTTCGCATACAGAAAACGCCCATTAAGCAGTGGATGTATTTCTACAATTGGAATGCCGGAAAATGCGACTGTCGCAGCCTCATAGCTGTCATATTCAAAATCTCCGCGTTTTTCTACGGTTCCGGTAAGAGCATCTGCCCCATCATCATGTGCGTTTTTCCCGAACTTCCTAAAAGATTTTATCTCTGCATAAAATTCAGGAAAGAGCACTTCCCAACCTTCCGGCATATATGTAAGATTCATAACCTCAGCGGAGCGGGTAAATATTCGAACTTCCTTATTCCCCGACTGATGAAACCATTTTATTTCTGTTTCATTATTGCCCATTATGCGTGATTGCCGCTCTACGTTTCGGGCAAAACCACGTCCACCGTTATTGCTTTCGATATTAGCCACGGTTATTCCGTCCTTAGCAAGCATGGTTGCAACTTTCGGCTCCGTAACCTCCATAGGAGCGTCCGTATACAGTATGCTTAAAATAAAGTTGCCTATTTCTGTATCCACATAATCTATGGAACATAATCTGTCACTGCCCGTATCTGCGGTATCGGTATAATTTTTCCGAATGGCACGGTTGGTATATGGTATTTCCCTATAAGTCTTGAATGTACCGTACATAAGACCTTCTATAGGTGTAGGGTTCTGCATATATTGTGTTTCAAAGACGAATGGATTTATTCTATTAAGATTATGCAATTCATCCAATGTGTGTTTAAATTCCCACAAAGGAAATTCTTTCCCGTCCGCTTCTTTTTCTATGACCGGCAATGAAAGGACAGTCCATTGCCCTGGCTCTGTTTTCATAAGATAGCCGCACAAATCATTCTCATGCAGGCGCTGCATGATTATTACAATCGGGGTGTTTCGGCTGTTCACTCGGTTACGGATAGTAGTTTCAAAGCGTTGGTTAACCTTTTCCCTTTTCACGTCAGACAAAGCGTCCTCCGGCTTAATAGGGTCGTCTATGACAATGGCGCCGGAAAACCTTGCCCCCTTTAATATGCTATCTATTTCTTTTTCTGTTTCTTTATCATCTATATCGTCCACCTCTCCAGCGCCAAATCCCGTTATCTGTCCACCTGTTGACACCGCATATACACCACCGCCAGCTGTGGTACTCCACTTCTTTTTGCTGTCTGTTCCTCTCTTTATCTGGACATACGGGAACAACTGTTGATACTCTTCTGATTTAACTATGTCTCTAATCTCTTCTGAATTATCGTGAGCCAAATCGTCAGAATATGAGAGATGGACAAACTTTGAGGAAGGGTTGAGTGCCAATCCGTATGATATAAAGTTCTTTACGGCTAATTCGGTCTTTCCATATCGTGGTGCAATATTGATTATCAGTTTTTGAATTTTTCCGGAAATAACATCATCCAACGCATTACATATGCGTTCATGGTGTCTGCTCACTACAAATTTGCGCCCTGTTTTACTTTTAAAGAAAAATTTTGTGTAATTGAGAACGCCCGACATACAAAATGCTTGTAGATACCGTACACCGTCCATCATAGCCTTTCTATCAGTTTCTTTGCATCCTCGACACTTATGGGTTTGCTGGTATTCATCTCTATTTCGGTAGGCTCATCAAACCCAAGCATTTTACATATACGCTCAATAGCCTTTATCTTATCATAAAGTTCTATCTTCACATATTCAACATCTACAATTTCCGGAGCATCACTTGTTCCGATATTTTTTTTCAATATCTTGGTAGATATACTTTTTATTGCTGATTTCTCTTTGTCAGAGAGTTCATCAAATTCTTTACGCTCTATCCATGTGTTGTGCATGCTGGCAATGGATGAGAAAGCTATACCGGACAATTCTTGTAGAATGCGTTCTTTAGTTATATCCGATTTGTTTTTTTGTTCCTCCTGCAACTCTTTGACCCTTTGGGCTACCTTTGGGTTGGACAACAACTTGCAAGATTCTTCCCACACTTGTTTATCTTTCATCTTCTCGCACGAATAGGCACGACGATAGGCATCGGAAGTATTACCGCTTTCGATGTAGTAGTTGCAAAAATTCTCTTGTTTGATTGTAAGTCCTTTCATGTCTTTTCGTTAGTATGGGAAGCATGCCACTTGACATGCTTTTGCAAAGATAATAAAAATATATTGCAATTATAGCGCATATTTTAATGTTCTTAATCATGGCTTATTGGTTATACACTCAACCCAAATTCCCGGCAACACCAGCCACGTGGGTATAGAGTGTCCTTTAGGCGATTTGGCAGTCCGATTTCACCTGGACGTATTGAGCCAAACGGCCAACGGACTTTCCTCTTGAATGGTTCCAAACTCCCGTATAACGACCGAGCCTTTCAAGGGGCGAATGACATCAACCTGCATCCGCTTCGAGGTTTTAGGTGGGGTGACACCCGTACAAGCATCCTCTAAGTGCTTCCTTGCATCGTACTTCCTGCGGTTTCCCGCCCCGTTTTCACAGCCCTCTACAAAGTTCCTTCATCGGTCAGAGGTGCACACACAGCGTCATGACCGATTGTATACTGGCTTTAAATAGAAAGCCCCGTAATAGGTACGAGCTACTACGAGGCAATCATATATAACCTCCATAAGGAGAATGTTTAATCAATGTCTGGTAACATCCCGTACTTGTTACACGGGTAAAAGTAGGAATGTTTTTTTGCACAATCGGAGAAAAGGAACAATCTTTAATATTTACTTTTCATTCTGTCGCTAAAAGGGGCTAAAAGGGAGCAAGAACGCCTAAAAGGATGATATAATAAAAATGATATACACATTACCATCTAATAATCAATATATTATAGATATAGAAGTGTTTCTTTATATTAACATTTTATTGCATTTATAATGATATATTTACATATTGATATTGTTCACGAAATCAATAACCTTTCTATTCGCTTCATCCACTTTTTTCATATCGAAACGGATATAGATGTCGGTTGTTGTACTGTTCGCCCAACTATGCCCAAGCGCGTGGGCGATTACCTCTTTGGGAACATCGAGTTCTGCCGCTACCGTGGCCCATGTGTGTCTTGCCCAATATGAGGACAAATCAGGGAATAAAGGATTTCTACTCTTTTTCCCTCCCAATCCCTTCCTTTCTGTCTCTCCAATCTGTTTTAACCCTATTCCCATACGATGTAGAAAATCCTTGTAATTTCCGTATTCATCCATTATATTAAGAAGATAATCCTTCCCTTTGTATTTCTCAATTATAGCCTGCGCTTCCGGTTCTACTTTAATACTGTATAATTTCCCCGTCTTAGCTCTTTTATATTCAAAACGACCATTTACCAATGCAGAATGTTTTGCGTTAAACAAATCGGCTGCATTTACTCCTATGAGATAGAACATGAGCATGAACATATCCCTATATCTAATCTGGTATTCCTCACATGGATAATCTCTCAATAACCTAAGTTGTTCTGCTGTAAGGCTGCGTTTTCGGGTTTCCTCTTTCTTTATTGAAAACCTTCTGAATGGATACAATGTTGTGTACTCCTCATCAATGGCGTAGTTGAATACACTACGTATGTTCCGTAAATGAATAGCGTAGGCATTAACCTTCATCGTCTTTGCCATCCACGCTTCAAAGTTTTCCAGCCATGACTTATCCATGCTCTCAAAAGTACAATGACTATCGTATTCCTCAATCTTGTTTCTTGTGGTTGTATATATAGACTTAGTCCCCTGATTGGTTTTCTTGGAAACGAATTCATCAAGATAATAGAGAAACGTCTTTTGATTTTCAACCTTGCTACTTATAGCGTCCTCTATCAACTTCTTCAACGCTTTGTCTGTAGTTGATTTCAACTTTTCTTGTTGCTCTAAAGTAAATATTACTGTTTCCGCCTTGTTTATTATTCCACGGGCAACTATATTCCTCGGCTTGTAATTTTGTGCACGCACAGAATATTCATTCCCATTCCATTCTTTTTCCGATGCACTTAGCTGCGTAGCTATCATTATTTGTTTGTTGTGGAATACATTCAACTTTATCGGATAAGTGCCATCTTTTTTTTGCCTTCTTTTATCAAGGTAGAATTTAACCGTTGCCATATATCTATGTTTTTAGTTTATGCAAATCTGAAAATTTGCATAGAATTTGCATACAAAGATAAGATTAAAAGGGTTTAAAAGGGTCTAAAAGCGGAATGTTATTCAGCATATATAAAAAAATAAGCAGCTACTTTATTTGTAACTGCTTGATTTTCAAGAGAGCGGAAGACGGGGCTCAAACCCGCGACCCTCAGCTTGGGAAGCTGATGCTCTACCAACTGAGCTACTTCCGCAGATGTTTTTCCCTTTATTCTGAAAACATCGGCAAAGGTAATGAAATCTTTTAAAAAAGAAAAAACGAAACCGCTAAAAAAATACTCTATTCTTGCCACTGCCGCAGAAATCATGTACATTTGCTTTCATAAAAACTTCAAGCAAACCA